TATAAGGGCAGGGGGTGTGATTTAAACGACCCCCCTCCCTATCCATTTAGACTAATGGACCGGTCACAAAGACCGAATCGTTGAGCGAATTCGACATTCATCATTGAAAGAAACGAAATTCATGTTCGAATTAATCATTTTCTCGCTTAACTTTCTTGTAAACGTCAAGAACATCGATCTCAATTATTTTGTCAATTGCTCTTTCGATCTCCTCATTCCTCTCTACCTCAGACATATCATCTGTAAGGTTTGTAAGTCTTGCAATGCGAGAACAAGTGTAATAACCTTTTTCTGTATCAAACGCAAACCAAGAATCGAATTGAGTAAAAGGATCGAAAGGATTGTCATATGTAGTTAAAGCACATTCATTTGCCATTGTTAGTTACCATTTCCTTTCAGATACTTAGATACAACGGAGGTAGAGACACCGAGTTTGTTAGCTATCTCAGCAATAGAAACATTGTTTGCGGCCAAAGCTTTAATTCTATTAATTTTGACAGAACTTAAAGCAGTTGTTGCTCGAGGAGTTGCTCTTTGTCTAAGTTTGTCGCTGTCAGCATTGTTTAGAATCTGGGTCAATTTATTCTCCGAGATAGCCCCGGCCTGTATAGCCTCCCACTCTCTATCGGTGATATCTATATTCCTATCCCTTCTAGAGACAGATCCCACAGCGGTTCTACTACTAGATAGGGCCCGTTGACTCATCTTCTTGAGATCCTCTGCCTTTAAATTGGGGTTGGCCAGCTTCTTGGCGTTTACCTCGGCATTAGCCCTTCTCTGAGCCTCCCGTTCCCTTGTGGCATTCAGGAGGGCGGTGTTCAGTTTAGAATTGAGGGATGCCACCTCTTCTTTGTAAGTGTCGGCAGCCCCCTTACTGTACTTGATCCCCCCGGTATTAACCATAGAAAGACGGGCCTGGTTAGCTAGGGCTTTCATGCTATTAGCATAGTCGGCATAGATTACTTCCATTGGATGGCGTGCTTCGGACACCAGCTTGTAAGCATCATCGGTCTCGGCCATCTTGGTGCTCTTTTCCATACGGGTATTGAGCTTATAGGTGATGTCACCCTTCTTGTTAGTGTAGGTAACCTTGCCGGTCGCTTCATCCACCCGTTTAACAGGCTGGTATTCGTCTACGGCTGCTTTATCTGCTACATTGTAGGTGACCTTTTTACCATTCGCTGTTCGAAGTGTAACATTACCTGTCTTCTTGTCATAAGAACGTTCAGGATAATACAAATCATCTGCAGTCTTATAGATAAGAGCGCCTTCAGGTTTGGTAGGATCATACCATTCTTTACCTTTAGCATTGACCTTAGGTGTACCTTGACGTTTGGGCACAGAGGTCTGGCTGCTACTCTTTGAGATAAGGGTAGAAGCGCCACCATAACTAACATTTCCGTCGGCATCTACATGTCTTTGGTATGCTTTCTTGAGCGAGGAGATGTCATTGTCCATCTCGCTAGCTTTATAATCAAGCCCATGTTTCTCGGCATCGATTACGACCATGCTGTGGCGTACAGCTCTTGCTAGCTCTTTAGTATCAGCTCCAGCCAAGGTCATGTCGGTAATCAAATTCGAGATGACACCCATTTCAGTCTGGGTGTTAGTCATCTTCCGATACTCTTGACCATTACGGTAGTAATGAGTCTTACCATCGGGACCGACTTTAGCTTCGCCGCCATACTCAAGCTTAGGATCGAACCCTTCAAGACCTTTAAGTGGCTTGGTGGATGTGATCTTAGTCTTACCATCATTGGTGGGAATACACATGACTGTGTCGCCATCAAAGTCAGCACCAGACAGACGCTCTGCGACCTTGCTAGTTATGCCAACAGCATCCCCAACATCGGTACCAAGGATCTTTCTAGCTGCCTGGTTCTTATTGTTAACTGTCAGGATAGGTATCTCGAAAGTACCGCCATGAGGGTAACGAATCAGAGCAAGCTGGGTTCCATCTTGATAGTTGGGGGCATATACCTCGGTGTCCTTAAGAGAGTTAACAGGAATAATTACATGATACTTCTGCCCAGGTAGTGCTGCTGCTTTCAAGTTGACTGCTGCAGAGTCACAGTTATTTGCAAACTCCTCAAGCAGATGTTTCTTGATAGTAGGGTTAGTCAAAGACATAATCTCATCATATTCCTGCTGCTTATCTGCCTTTGCTGCATCAAGCTGTCTCTTGGCTAGTGCTTTGGACTGTTTGCTTAAGAACTGTGAGGGTAATGCGTTCGACCAGTCAGACCAGTCGCCTTCATCAGCTCTCTTATTAATAAGGGAGAGTTGTTCATTACCATCTTTGTCTATGTAGTGACTCTGTCCAGTAGGCTTGATCAGGGATCCGAACGGGTTGTCTGGGTCATCTTTGATCTTCTTAAGGACATCTCGCATACCTTTATCAGGGGTTTTGTTGGTGTTGAACACCACGTCAACTCCATCGGGCATATTGTCTGAATAGATGGCCATACCCTTTATGTATCGGTCTCCATCAACGAGAATACGAACCTGAGAGTATCTTGAGTTGCCTAGGGACAGATCTTCAACGCCTCTTCTGAGTTCGATAATACCGTCCTTCTGAATGCCAGTAACACCATCGGGACCAGCTTCGTCTGCATACCGAATCTTAAGACGCTTGGAGTCCATACTCTTCGGATACTCAAACTTACGGAATGTATCACCACCATCATCGGAGGCATACTCATTCACAGAATGAACTTTGTCGAAGTTATAGATCTCCTTGTGCTCTGTTCCAGGCGGACAGATAACTCTCTGGTTGATCTGCTTGCCCGGGTTCGTAGCCTGTGGGATACCGCCTTTGTAGACCGGATAACCTTCCTTCTCCAAAATATAAAGAGCTTCATTAAGCTTCTCTTTGGAGATGTTTAGTTCTCGTTCGACACCGGTACCAACGTCGATCATACCCTTCTCTTTAATTCGCTCTTTCAAGAAGTCAGCAGTCTTCTGAGCCTGGCTGGATCTTGCTGCAGATCTCTCATTTAAGAGCGAACGGACAGTGGACTCAGAGAGACCCATCTGTCTACCAATCTCAGTAGCACCGAGACCGTCTTCAGATAAAGACTTAGCTCGGGCAACATCTAACAATCTTCTCTCAGACTTAGCCAGGGACTTCTCAGTTCTGTACTGGGTAGTGGTCAAGCCGAAAGCCGATTTGATGTTCTCAGGGGTCTCGGTCCAACCAGACTTTTTAAGCTCGTCAATTCGACCAAGAAAATCTCTATTATGCTGATATCCCTTATCTCCCGATCCCCAGGGGTACCGTCCTGAACGTCTAGGCATTCCATAGTGCATCAAGGTGTCATTTGAATCAGTCATTTTTATCTCTCCTTTCAAATATACACAATGTGATATCCATGAAGTGCCTGACCCCTTCGTTCACCAATAAGACAACGACTTACACATGTTGGTTTTACTCCAAGAAATTCGGCACATTCTTTAACACTGCCAAATGCCATGTCTAGCTCCACTATCATTACCGGTTTGGGATTTACTTCTGCGGCTCGTCTTAGACCAACCATTGGATCAAGATTACCTTTGTATATGGCCCATCGAATATTTTCGCTGGGGGAGCACCACTGAAGATTGAGAACATGATTATTTTGTCTATCACAATCAATATGGTTCACCTGACTATTAGGAGCAGGGGGTGATCCATAGAAAGATTCGCACACCACTCGATGCACGCATACATTGTCGACCTTTCCTAAACTTAGCCGAAAATATCCATCTTTATCGACCATTGGCTTCAGAATTCTACCAGTCTTTCGATTTCTAATTCGTCCATATGTACTAACTTCATGAGATGGAAATCCGACAGCATCTATCCACATTTCCACAATGTTAATCCTCCTCTAGCGTTTGAATTACTTGGTCGAGATGAACAATCTTGTCCATAATTGCGTGAATATCCTCGGGAGTTGGATTATGGTAGATGACCTCATCATTCTGATAAAGTCTTAACTCCATACCAATGCTCTCGGGTTTAACTTTGTACTCCAAACAGAATAGAGCAGCATAAATTTCTAGCTGCTCCATGTCGGCTTTGATCTTGCCAGTTTTCAAGTCGTGAATCCTAAGGAAGTTATCTCTGAAAGATATAGAGTCTGCAGTGCCAAAGAATCTCTCAGAATAGAACAGAACTACCTCGGTCGACATCTTAAAGCCGATGGCGTCATTCACATAGGCGTAAAGAGTCTTCTTAGACTTGGGTTGCTTGATTCCTAAGTCGATAGTCTCTTTTGCCCAAGCGTGAAGACGTGTCCCCATCTCGGCGGCCTTTTTATTAAGGAATACCTCCATGGCCCTGTCGTCGTCATATCGAAGCCAACTGGATTGACTTGGACTAAACGGGGCGTGGAGTCCGTTAAGATTTCTATGAGATACAAAATTCATCGAACATACTCTCCTTAATCAAAAATCTTAGAAAGTTCACGAAGAACTTCTTCTTTGTTTTCCGGATACACAATTCTTGAAAATGACATGCTATTCAACTGACTAACGTAATACTCTTGGTTGGGTTGCTTTGGTGCGCTCTTGCAGCGCTTGGTTTCAAGGACGGCCCATTTATCTTTGTATAGGATCGTCCAGTCTGGAAAGCCTTGAATGTAACCAGAGTCATTCTTAAGAATTACACACCCCGGATATCGTTCTCGGATTTCATCCATAAGTTCTTTCTGAAACTTGCTTTCGAGTTTTGCCATAAATGAGCCTCCTTTCAAATTTGTTGAGAAACAAAAGAGAAACCGTATGATTTCTCTTCTCATAAAAGGGCATGTTTTTTTCGCGAATTATTTTGAGGCAAAAAGAAGAGGCCATGTCATAAAGACACAGCCTCAACTCTTTTATTATGAAAATATCAATCTTCCTCGAACTCCTCGTAATACTTAAACGGGCGCTTGACAATGTTATCAATGGGTACGTACGTAAAAGCGTCGAGTGACATATGTAGAGCTCTTGCGATTCTACTTGCATTGGAATAGCTGGGTGTTGCTACGCCATTTGCATAATGGTTTATAGATGCTCGACTAATATCTGTCATCTTAGATAGCTCGTCTTGACTAATTCCTCGACGGTATAAAATATCAGAGAGTCTAATGCCGAACTCTTTTCTATACTCTTCCTCTGTGAGCTCGGGCCCTTTGGGTAATGTTCTTATTGACCTATCGAGACTGTAATAAGAGTGCCTCGTACCGTCAGCCATGATCAAGACGAGTTCGAACGGATTGTTCTCGTAAATATCAATTGCTTCCTCGCAGAGTGACGGGAAGTAAAAATATGCATCTCTAAAGAGGTGTTTCATTGTTGTTCTCCTTTGTACTAAAAATATCAATGGAACTTTATGGAACTTATGGAACTTTATGGAACCCCGGTTTGGTCACTTTTTTTCGCCTATTCTTATATATTTTTAATTTGTAAAGTATTCTTTACTTTTTTATTTTTTTTAGAAAGAATTAAAAAAAAAGTGGGCTTTGACCAAAACCGCCTCAAAAAAGTTCCAAAAAGTTCCATAGAGCATTAAAATAGCCTCAAAATACCCCAAAAACACCCTTTTTAAGGTATTTTTCATGCATTTTTATGGAACTTTATGGAACTTTTATGGTGTTTTTCTGGCCAAGTTTGTTTTCAAAAGTTGGGCTTTTTTGTCCAAAAGTGGCCAAGTTCCATAAAGTTCCATAAAAACTTCTCACAAAAAAGTGGGCATGGCCAAATATTTCCGGGCAAAAAATGGCCAAAAGTTCCACAAAGTTCCATGGATTTTGTATAAAAAGTTCCACAAAGTTCCATGAAATTTTATGAAAAGTTCCACAAAGTTCCATAGGTTTAAACTGCTTTATTCGCCGTGTCCACAGTAAAAGAAGTCGTCTTCACCTTCGCAAATATCATATTCATATCGATGAATACAGTCTTTGCACCGTACGATCCTTCCCTCGGAACAACGATTGTCGTATTGACCCTGGTCTCGAAAGGCCTCAGCCACAAGCCGATGCACGTAATATAACCGCCCCTCAATCCTTACGCGGTCGTATCCATTGTTGTTATGCGGCTTCAACATCCTCCCAGTAACAGCGTTCTTGACATTGCCAAGATTACTCACCTCATAATTCGGATGATCCTTAATAGTTTCCCAACGTTCCATAGTTCTTACTTCCTTTCTAGCTCATTGGCTATTTCAATAATTTTATTTGCATACTCACTAACTCTCCCCTCACTAGCAAGGCGGTCAGCGTACGTATGTCCTCCGTTATAAGCCATCAATACCCATTCAATAGACTTACCTTCCTCAAGCAAGTCTGCCAAAATATCAATACCTACACAGATGTTTTGACGGGCGTCTAACAAGTCGTCACAACCCAGCTCAGCCATTCTCGCAGTGTGCCATCTAAACTGTATCTGCATCAAACCAAGGGATCTACCATGGTCTCCAACTGCTGAAATATCATAGTTCGACTCCTTCTCAATAATCGCAATAACTATAGCAGGGTCTATCCCAATATCCTCAGATAGCTCGAAAATATAAGTCTGCAGGTCCTCATCAAGGGGTATGTCAAAGAATCTCGGTTTCTCTTCCTCCATCAAGACCTCCGTCTCAACTGAAGTCTCAACTGAAGTCTCAACCAAAGTCTCTGTCTCCACCGTTTCCTCAAATACTAGAGTCTCAACCTTACCCATCTCCTCAAGACCAGCATCAACCGCAGCCATCTCCACAGTCTCGTACGGTCTAAACTCAGCAAGATCCCCCACATCCTTAGCTTCTACTAATGCACATAAATACAAGGCACAAGTGAATATCAAGCACACTGAAACCTCTAATACCAAACACTGCTTTAAATCTTTCATTGTTTTAGCCTCCTTAAATAGAAAAAAGAAAGAGCCCTTGTCGGAACTCTTTCTTTGGATTTACATGTCTGTTCTTACGAAATACACATCGTTCATCCTGTGCAAGACCCTAACCGGTAAGTTGTGGTTCCTAGCGAACGCGCGTAGTGTCTGGGTCGCCGACTTACTATCTTTGTATTCATCATGGTTGAAACCAAGCCTAGCTGCCTTAATTTGCATAGCCATGAATTCATCAAAGACCGTAGCCAGGTCCTTTTTTCTTACTCGTCCTCCGCGATTACCTACAGGTACCGGGTAGTCTACCTTTGTGAATGTCATGCTGTATTCTCCTTTCAGATGACAGAATTTTGTATTTTCCACAAAAGTGAATGTATTCTTCGCGATGCCTAGAAGCCCTCAGAAGCCCCTATAGGGCGCCCTTACCAACTACTCAAGATATGTAAGAACGCCCGTCACAGAGCCTCCTAGAACCTCACAGATCCCCTTCGGCACGGTGTTGACTAGCTCCAGCGTCAAATCCATCGGGATATCTGGCTTTGAGCTTCGTGATGTTCATCGTAAGGATGGAATCGAGATCGTACCCGATCGCATCGGCACAAAGTGCGAGATACCAAGCAACATCGCCAAGTTCTTTAGCCATATGCATCACATCAAGGTCATGCCCCTGGAACATATGCTTCTTCATCAAGTCGATTGCTTCGCCCGCCTCGCCATTCAAGCCCATGAGACCGTTAAGGAGCTGATCATCTTTACTGTTGTATTTAGCTGCCGTACGCATCGCAGCCATCTGGTATTCATTAACCTTCATTTTATTATCCTCTCAAAATATCAATCTCCGCCTTTAGAGTAGCCGCCCCATTTGGACAGGGCTTGCTTTCGCTTAAGGCCTCTTGTAATTTGTTTGTTGAACCCCTCCGTATACATGCTAGCAGCTTTTCTACGTTGGTATTCCTTGTCCCGCTCTTTGACATACTCAGCCCACCGAGGACAGTCGTTGTGACAATTCTCACACCTCTCAGGACAGTCTCTCTTGTTTAAGCGGTCAAAGCAGGGTGATTGAACAGTCATTTGATATCTCCCTTTTGATGGTGTAGTCTCGTTCCATATGTTCGCATGTAATTTTAACTCTAGCTGGATTTAAGACACTTAATGCATGATTAATTGAATAAATCTTCTTCTCTGCTTCTTCAACCTCGTCACGATATTTACAAATATCATGATGCTTGCATCCAAAACACATGGGCTCACTCATTTTCTTCAATCTCCCTATACTTCTAGATTTGTATTATAGTCTCTAATGTCTATGTAGTTCACAGTCCCACAATCGGCGATAGCCTCAGCGATCTTCGCTTCCTCTTCTCTTTCCTCCAGCTCCCACTCCTCAAGGTCGATGCCGTACTCCTTAAGCTGTCTTGTACACAGCCAGGCTGCATCTGAGTCGTCAAGGTGATAGCGGTTGACTAAGTCTCGGATAGCCCTGTCAAAGCTCTTGTAGAACTTCTTAAGCTTGTTCTTACCAAAGCCAAACTCCTCGTGCATACGCCACAAGACCGTCGCAGTGATCTCTCGAGCGTTCTTCTCGTCGTATTCAGCACATTGTCTACGGATTTCAGTGTCCATAGCCTTCTGACAAGCATCGTTAAGCACTTCGATGACCATGTCAGAACGTCTCTCTTTAATGCGATTCTTGACTTTCATTTGTTTCCTCCTTAAATTCTCCGGTGATGAGTTCAGAATAGGGTAGACGTTCTCTCATCCATGCACATAGGGTACACCATTCCGTTAATTTGTGGTCCTTGCGAGACTTGTACATGTTGGCAAGTACCTCATAGTTAAGAAGCACAGTTCGCTTCTGGTTGTAAGAACTGGGAAGAAGCTGGATAAGCTGCCACCAATCATCTTTATCTTTTGTTTCAAGATAATCCTCGCGATAGAGGTTTAGCATCTCGATAGTACAACGAAGCATTTCAAGTGGCGTTAGTAACACCTTATGCATAGAGTTAGGATCCTCATCAACCATCGCGCTTGTAATCCACTGTCTCTCATGAGTTGCATCATACAAATGTTCGCATGAGAAATCATCAAGAGTAAACTCTTTGTCAGCAATCTTATGCATAGTGCTACAAGAGTTTGCAACAGTACCCACCTTGTACGTCGAAAATTCTTTCCAAAAATACAAAGGCGCTGTAATATCCATGTAGACAGTAATCATCCGCATGAACTTACGATGGTCTGTACCGGCGTTGCGAAGCTTCTCCATGAGGGCTTGGTCGTTTGGACCGATGAAGAATGCATAATCCCCGTCAAGTTTAACGAATTTGTATTCTTCAGATGGAATCTCACCCAAGAACCATCTGCTATCGCTCTTTTGCCAACTATTAAGCGGATTTCGACAACCCCTAATAGCAGCTTCCCAACCCATTACTTCTACGTTTTCAACCTTAATCATAACTTTCTCCTTAAATCAAAAATATACATAGCCAAAAGCTACAAACATGACCGCGATGACGGCCAGGATGAGCAAGAACAGCCCAACCCCAGCCATCATATGCGAGATAAGACGCCAAAGCCATCCAAGCAAGGTAAATATAATAATGCCGCCTGCTAAGGCCATAAGAAGTATACCAGCCATAGTTACCAGTACCATTCTTCATCCAGCTCAATCAGTTTGAACTGGTCGTAAATATCAGGATAGAAGATTCCAAGCCAAGTGTTGTCTTGAATTTCCTGATAGTAAGCGATGTCTTCGTTGTACTCACGAATATCAGTCAAGAGATCATACACAACATTGTCGTCACAATAGATCTCGTTTTCATACTGATAGACAAGCGAGCTATATCTTTCTTTGTACTTAGCGGCCTTTGCATCTGCCCCAAAGTTACTGATACAGATAGCGAATGCCATAACGATCGCAATGCCGATTGACAGTATACTACTCCCAGTAAAGATATCGCCAATGGCATCATAAAGATCACCACAGACCTTGTCGTTGATCGTAAGCACAATGATAGAGATGATAAATACCGCCACAAATAACCAAAATAACATAATTGCCTCCCCTTAATTGTTGAGTTTGTTTTGTTTTCTTTTTGCTTGATTCAGACACCACTTCGTGCCTGTGCATTTTTCCTTCTTGCAATTCAGACATAGCTGAATTTCTTCAGGAGTGTCTATGCTTGGTGTAAGGTCTTTATTAGGTTTGTTTCTCTTCCGCAATTTGTAATAACCTCCTTAATCCCAGCGTTTTGAATCATCCTGGCACAGATGACACAGGGTTCTGGACCGACGATCTCCCTCCCGTTTTCAAAGCCAGCTAAATATAAAGTACCGCCAATCATCTCAGAGCGTGCTGCACTGATGATAGCGTTCTGCTCGGCATGAACCGAGATGCACATCTCATACATAGCCCCATGAGGAATATCGTTCTCTTCACGCCAGCATATGCCGTTATACAGACAGTCCTCGTCACCACGGGGCGCTCCATTGTACCCAGTAGCGATGATCTCGTCGTGATTCACGATAACAGCACCGTATTGACGTCTCAGGCAAGTCGAGCGCCTAGCCACAGCCCTCGCAATGTCAAGGTAGTATTCGTTTTTACTCGGTCTCATACTTGCATCCCCCTACACTCAGCATCACGTTCGTGTATGTCTGCCACGATGTCATCCAGCATAGCAAGTCGTTCAAGCTCTCTTTCAGCTTCTTCTCGAGTGTTGAACATATCGTGGATGGAAAGCCAAGAATAAGCACCACCGTGATCGCTCAATATTTGAACAAGCACATTTCCTCTATCCATGGAGTATAGATAGATGTCAGTAATTGTGTGTTTTATGATCTCACGATTGAACGGGTCTACCTCATATAGAATGTCGCCTATACGGTATGTATGTCGGTCTTTAATCATAATGATTTATCCTTTCTTAATTCAAACATGTAGCAAAACGGTCTAGGTGTGTTGAGGTTGACTTTGCGTTCTTTAACATCACATTCAAAGAAACTGTTCACACATGGAATATCAATAGGAGGAGTCACTCGACAATGCGTACAGAATTTGCATCGCTTGTGTCTCCTACGCCATTTATCTCCTGGTGACTCGTTTACAGCAGGATAGCGTTTGCAGATCGTCTGGACAATCTCGTCGCAGACGTAAGCAAGATCCATGCCTATCGAGTACCAGTCTTCACCTAAGAGATGGATTGTTAGTGTAGACAGAGCTTCGTTTAACTCTCTTCTTGCTTGCTGTGAGGCCTCCAAGGTACGTACAAGTTTGTCTGCATCTGCGATGTCACGTTCGTATTCATGAGTTTGAAGATCCATTTGATCAAAACTTGCAATGAATTCGCTCTCGCACAAATGGCGGAGTCTGTCTTCAAGGCTCTTGTTTATGCCATCATACTCACTCATCTTTACTCTCCTCCTGAGTCGTCGAACGCTCGGCAATCGTCTCAAACCGTTTCTCTTTAGCGATGTTGTAGATCATCTCAAGTTCTTCAAAGGTTAGGCCAACCGATAAAGTTTTCATCAATTTTGACTCCTCAGTAGAGTCGTCGTATTGATTTATCGTTATAAAGACGCCCTTCCCGTATGACTTACCCATGACCTCATTCCAAAGTTGGGTGCAGCTAAATACGACATTCAAGTCATTTGAGAATTTTTTCTGATTACTCAAATAAAGAGTCGCTTTTTCTTTGCTAAGTGTCGACCATCCGCTAAATAAGTTGTTGTCAGTCTTCCACCCAAACTTTCTTCTGAGCTTGTCCTGCAGGCTCTTTCTCTTCTTAGTCATTTTCATAATTCTCTCCTTTTCAAAAATCACGCTATAAACGGCACTTGCTCAACATCTCCACCCTGCACCGTGACAGACCGCATGACTGTCTTGGTCGTATCATCGTAATACAGAGTGTCGAGAATGTGTCAATATCTTTCTGGACCTCAGGATCAGTCATCTTCATAACCTCGTATCCCTCAAGTCCAACACTGGTGCGAAGTTTCTTCATAACCGTGCCTGCCCACATACGGAATTTACGAGCCTCAAGTCGTCTGCTAGCGAACAGAGCCTCGTATATACCCAGCTCATTGACTGCGAGCATCCAGCGAGTTTTGTTCTCACCAGGGCGACGGCAAATGTCTTTGTCGATTGTGGTGGCGGTGAAAGCTTTAATCGGGCTATGTACATATCTATCCACCTTTGAAGGGTGGTCAGATGCCTTGATCAAAACTCGCTCAAGCATGCTGGGGTCCAATCTGCTAGCTATTTTGTCTGTCCTCAGTTTCAAAGCGTCACAAATATCCTTGAGGATAGCCCACCACTCGCCATTGATCTCCACAAAGCGGATTTCATGACCGCACCAATTTTCGATTTTCATAATTCTCTCCTTTTCAAAAATATAAAAGAATAGGAGACCTAGATTTTATCCAAGTCTCCTAAACTTTCAAAATACGATATCTGGAATTTCCCCTTCGCAATCATTGAACCAGATCAAAACATGGTCAGTTTCCAAACTAATTCCGATATTGCTATTGATGTAATCCTTGTTACCAACTAACTGCTGGTGTATAGAATTACCAATATCCTCTATCGTGTGTTTGTCTACCTGCTTTGGTTTGATAATGATTTCGCCTTTGAAATTGTTCATAATATCACTCCTTTCTCATAAAGGAGTATGTAAAATTCGCGACCTAGTTTTCCTCTTTCTCCCTGCTATACACAGCAGCGGCCTTTAAACGTTTCTGGCAGCCCTCGCAAATATAAATCTTTCTTCTGTAAAAGCCACACTCCCACCAAGATTCCCAAAATTGTTTGGCTCGAATAACGAGATAGTTGCCAAGATCTTCAGTACCGCACAGATCACAGGTGATCACTTTCCTAACCCCCATAATCTTCACTCCATATTAATAGGTGTTCCGACAGTACCAACAGACCCATCCGAGTCCTTCGCTTCAAACTTGTCCCCAGGCAGGGGGTATTTGAACCTGAACATAAGGTAGTTAGCAGCGTCCACCAAATGCTCAAGGTTATGGTCTTTCTCAAAAGCAGAAAGGCAGAGTTCTGCTGTTTTAATAGCATCAACCCTGCCTTCCCCAAAGTTCTTCCTGGCCGGCCCGTATTTATAATACGAGACCTCCACCCGATTCTTCCTCAATCGGTCAAACTCATCCGAGTATTCGGTTTTAAGAATATCAGTCATCTTTTCTCTCCTTTTTTTGTTTAGTCAGATTCGCATAATATGGATACTTCGATATGTGTTCCAATTGGGAAATGATTGCTCGTTCCATTCAGAAATGCTTTCACACCATCAAGAGAATATCCATCTATTTTATAAGTTGCAAGCTGTGCATTTACGTTTCCATTACATGACATAGCGCTACTACCGCCAATGAAAGTGAAAACGTTATCCCTAGCGATAGTTTTCCAACCAGCGATCGTCCCGATTGTACGAATTGTATTATCCGTATTGGTTGCGGATGGATATATCCAAGGAGCACCATTATTATCTGTCTGCGTAGAATCAGCGGGGGTTGATAAAACAAGCGTCAGTCCAATCGGATTATAACTTGCGATTGTTTTACCATTACTATCTGCAGAGATTACAATTTCAGTCTTCTCTTCTGTCAAATCAGACGAATGAACAGTGATCCATTTGAGATGTTTCTGTGCCGGCATATCCACCGCCTCTGTCTCCGTGATCTTACCATCCGCGTCCACAGCCTTGACCTTGACAATCTGCCCGACTTGTGCAGTGGTGGGGGTGGGGAGTGATGCAGATTCAGTAACCGTGACTACGGTGCTGATCAGTTCCTCATCGTCAGTTTGGAATCCAGATACAGTATCTTTTATCTCTGCAGAGATATGTTTGCCGGATACATATGAGGAGAATCTAACAGCCAATACAATGTTGCCATCACTATTTTGGTCCATAGATATTCCTGTATAGTTTAGAACTGTTAACGGACCGTCATCTTCAATCGACATTAAGCAACATTCAACAGAGTTGCCAGCATTCACCGGGATTCCTCTAAACACTTCGTAGTATATAAATGATGCAGAGAAAGGTGTATCATATGTGATCGTACCGTCGTTGCCTTGTGTTGGACCAATAAGAATCCTACAACACTTAGCTACTTCATCCACAGTCGCCAACCTTACAGACCCATCATCTTTATTCGTCCCAGAATCCGAACCAACATAAACATCCCCAGCAAACCAAGCATTGCCGTCCCAGTCTAAGGTGTGGGCGTTGGAACGTTCAGAATTTGTACCGTTGCCGACTATGTGAGCGTATGTGCCATAATCATATGCTTGATCGACTCTACCATAAAATGTGCAATTGTATGTCTTACCGATTGAAGACATGCTCTTCAGAGATGTAAGATAATACATTGTTACATCACTATTATTACTATTTATGATGTAATACATATTGGTTGTAATATCTGAAAAACCGCATTCCTCTGGGTCAACTAGGGAATATAGTCCAGTTTTAGCATCAAAAGTCCACGCATTTGAACGATAAAATTTTGTGGCAGACTCCGAAATCCATCTTGTACTATTTGTAGTGATTTCTTTACGATATTGAACTTCGGGTACATTATAACGACCCGATACTTGCTGAGAATATGTAGACGCAACTGTACAATACCCTTCTGCGTGTGAATATTTAGCCTTTGCCTCAGTATTATAGCCCTCTGCGTGTGAGTTCCCACCACTTGCTTTTGTGTAACTGCCCTCTGCGTGTGAGTTCCCACCACTTGCCTCAGTATTATAGCCCTCTGCGTGTGAGTTACTACCACTTGCTTTTGTGTAACTGCCTTGAACTGAAGAGTTGTAGTTTATGTTACCATCGTCATCAGATCCAAATTTTACAGGAGCATTGTTTTGAGAGAATATTGTATTTGGGAAATATTCCTCCGGTATTGTTTTATAATATGTTCCGATATTATAAAACTGCACTTCGTATGTTTGTCCAAGAATGAGCGTTACATCGTCATTGTCGATAGACGCATTTGCTGTGTATCCAGCACCACCATTTATTACCCAGTTAAACTGTCCATCTATAAAATCAATACTATGCATATTATATGTAATAGACGTACATACTTTGCCATCGATGATTATTTTTAAATTATAACTAGCAGTTATAAGAGAGCTTATTGCTTTGCTTTGTTCCGTGTCTGCAACTGCTAATGCTTTTTCAGAAGTTGCTGTAAATGTAACAATACCAATGAATCTCTCACTATATTTATAATGTGTCCTATTCTCAATATACCCCGGCTTCGTAGGGTCATTCTCATTCCAGTCTGGTGGATCGGTCTGAACCTCAGCCGTCTTGACCTTCTTTACAACCCCTTCCTCATCGACCTCCTCAACAGCAAGGAACTCGCCACATTTGCATCCAGATGGTGCATCGATTTTCCTGGACAGACTCTGGGCAGTTTGCTCGCCAAACGTTTGTAGTGTCCGAGCAGTCGCCTCATTCTGACCCTCCAACGCTTTCTTCACAGCCGTAGCAGAAGGATACTGGTCGTCCGTAACGTCTTCAGAGATACTCTGCACCTTATTGCCCGTGTACTCAGCGTCGATATTCAGTCGAGCGATGGCCTTTTCCTTGTCTTTACGCTTCTCGGGGATATACTTAACGGCTCTCTGGTAAGCGTGATCGGGTCTCGGAGGTGGACCAGAGAAGATACCATCAGCGCCCTCCCACTTAACAGGCTTGTGCGAATATAAATTCACAGGCTCAGCGATGCATTCTGCACAAGGGCTGTCCGTCTCGGAGTAGTTCTTGTATTTACAAGTCTTACAATACTCCTCGAAGAACACTTCGTTGTTTTTGTCTAACATGCGTTAGTCCTCCTTATAATTTTTGATTGCTGTTATACAAACTCGCAATGAGCTTAATAACCCTGAAAAGGCAATAAAAAGAGAAGCAGATCCAGTATCCCAGACCTGCTTTCATAGTTGCCCCAATGATAGCGAACAGTACAATACTCATCGAGGCTCTTCCTTTCTCCAGCGAATGTACCTAGCAAAGTGCAAGATGTTGGGTCTTGACCGAAGCCACCGGTCGTGTTCGAGACGATGACGATAGTCCGGATCCTGCTCTCTCCGCTTTTCTTTTTCTCGTTTTGCACTCATTGGTTGTTACTCCTTCCAATCAAGTAATGTGTAAAGTCTTCTGCCGCTCACAACACCGCAGCTCTCAAGAAGTTTTGCTTTGAGCAAAGCGGTACGTCCGAAGGTACCTACACAGTGCTCGATAAAGTCCTCATAGATGGCGTCAAGACCATAAGTTTCATCCTTGACAATCTCATAGACAAGTCTTGCATAGACCTTTTCTTTTGTTTCTGCTTTCGTAATATAGTTTTCAAGCTTCGCCATAATTAATCTCTCCCTTTCAATTTAACGTTGGTAAGAACATAATCCCAGCTTGTCCCAAAGTGAGTTATGCCCCACAAATATAAATCAAGCTCGTTATTGTAGTACACGATCTCATCTGTATACTCCTTCAAGAAGTTGTATCCAGACTCGGTGATAATATAATGTTGGTAAGCCTCATAGTAACCTATGTCATAGCACTCATCGCTAAACGGATCGCACTCGTCTCCATTAATATCAATCCCATAGCAATCCTCGCCAGATACAAGCTCCCAATCTTCAGGCTCGGTAGCAGACCAAACAGTGTTATTCAGAATCATATTCCCGACAATCTCTGCCAAGGATCTGTAGTCCAAATATCCATTGCTAAGTCCGTATCCTGAAACTGTCACTCCACAAACTGTATTACCGCCGTATACTTCAAACATGTTCTTTTCCATTATTATTTCCCCCTTGGGACTAGTTTTTTGGTGGGTTCCTCAGGAGTCGAACCTGAGCTAATCCTTCGAACCCAAAACAAAAAGCTTAAGACCCAACGTTTCCGTCAAGTCCTAAGCTTCTTAGATTAGTCGTGCTTGATAAACTTCTGCAAAGTCTCGTATCCAGCCGGGTCTTCGGTCTTCAACTTCTCCATGTACTCCTTGTCGTTAGCCATCTTATTCATCAGCTTTTCGCTGACAAATTTAATCGCTCCGCAAGTGAGTGACATACCAATTGTAAATCCGATACCTGCTTTGATTCCGTCTTTAATTTTCATGAGAATATCACACTCCTTTCTCATATAAGGGCTTGTAATCTTCGCGTATTGAAACCACTGTCAGTCAGTAGCGCCATGTACTGCTCGGGGAGATTGTCAAGATCGAGCCACCCCATGTCCAAAGATACACCCCAATTGTAAAATCCGAATTTGTCGCTCCACTTCTTGAGAAGATACCAGCAGCGTTTATATGCCATCACGCCGTGTACAGCACTGACTAAGTCTCTGACATAAATATCATTGACCGAGGCCCGGTTATGACCCAAGACCAAAGCACAGAGCCTGAAGAACATAATCTCATCGGGTTTCATAAAACTTTCTCCTTACCAATTTAGCCAACGTTTTTCGTTGAATTGTTTTTTCTCACTAAGAGCTTTGCTGATTGCCAGGTCAATTCCACTCCGAGATTTAAGATGATAGTAATATAAATCTTTGAATGGCGTATTGAGCCTGTCGATTCTACCAGCAGCCTGCTGCATAACTTTGTATGAATAGTTTTGAGAGTAGAAGACGATGGTGTCGGTAGTTATGCAATTCCACCCTTCGCATCCGGCAGTATACTGAACAAGATATACCCAAGACTTACTTGTCGGGATAGGTTGATGCTTATGGCCGTTCCACTCAGCAATCTCAACTTTATTCCCGTAGCAAATCTCCTTCAAAATATCAAGCTCATAATCAAAATTGTAGAAGATTACAAGTTTAGGATGATTCTCAAATATCTCTAGCAGTGCTACTTGTCTCGCCTCATCCTCGTTGATAATCCTTCTCAAGACATAGCAAAGACCGGATGCTTGCTGTATGGGTTCGTTTTTATACGGGTCCCAACGAGTTCGCATCGCGGTCTTATACTTTTCAATATTGTACTTAACACTCACATCATTGTGATGGGATATGGTAGGACGTTTGAAATCCATGTCTATGAGAATATCATTCCTGTGTTTAAGGAGCTTGCCAGTTCCGATGTACTTGTCGATCTTAGGGAACTTGCTGAATCGACTATAGACCACATGCTCGCCTATGAATTCTGTTTTGTTCTTGTAGAATCCGTTTGCAACAAACACAGGAATATAATCACTCCAAGTATCGCCTGGAGTTGCTGAGAGTAGAATCCATCTGTTATGTTTCGCTATCTTGAGGAATGCTTTGACCCAAGCACCGCTACCGACAACACGTTGCTCGTCAAATATAAAGAATGCGCCAGTGACATTAGCGTATTTCTTTATGTTGTTCCAGCTATCAATCACTACAGTATTTTTGTAGTAGTTGACTTCTGGATTAGTGGAAAGGAGGAAGGGAGAAAGCTCCCCCTCCCATTCCAAAGTATCACGTTTTCGAGCAGTGGTGATAATGTAAAGGTCCTTGGGATCGGTCATCGGAACATAATCCTTCGGAACAATCTTTCCACCCTGCTCAAGATAGTAGTAGGCGAGTGAGGTCCGAGATTTCCCAGACCCCACACCGCCACATAAAATGCAACCGTTTTTCATCCGCTTAATAGCGTCTAGTTGATAGTCATATAGCGGTATCGCCATCATTCGGAATCCTTTCTTAAGTTGTTTCTTCAGTCGTAGTTTCAAACGTCCCCAACTCAACTTTTGCCCAAGTGCGGTTGACGTAGTTATCAGCGACACAGACATACATCTCAGTGATTTTGCCGTCAACAATGACGTAATACGCCATGCCCACCTTGCCTGCTGTACTACTTGTCGGTGGTGTCTCGCCCCATTTCGGCAGAGCGTCATATACAGTCTTAGCACTCGGGTAATGGTTGTGGTCGGAGTTGCTATGAATATCATCTACTTTGTTTGCTATGGATTCCATGTTCACGAGTTTCGCATCTTTCCTCGTGACATTGTCATCCGTGATTTCGAGGTATTGTATGACATTACTTTTGGCATAGAATATCTGGACGTAGGAGGTGTCTGTGGTCTTCACGATAGATACAAGCATCCCAGAGCTGAAAGTATAGACACTGGCTGCACCTTCATATGAGGTAAAATATCCATGAAGAACATAGGTCCCGCTCTCGAGAGAACGTAGAGGCGTTCTGTTTTCGCTATCCAGACTCTCGATATAGTTTACCGGCCCTGCAGCCTGCCCTAAGGCACCTCCGACTCTAACCCAGAAATACTCAGTGGTGTTGACATCCTTGACTTGAGTTTTGTAGACAGCAAGGCATCTCCACTTTTCCTTCGATACAGTGTTGGTGTATACCTGACCAGGCACACCTACTGTAGTTTTGCTAGGGTTATACGAACCAGATAGATCAGTTGCCATGATAATTCACCTCCGTTAAGTTAAGACCATGTCGACAAAGCGACACGTTTCCATGTGTTAGTTGCCACACAGACGTAGAAGTAATTCGTGTCATATGCGGTCTGACCAATCGTGCCTGTGGCTGTAGCAGATGCTGGAGCGTCCACAACATTTGCCACATCACCATCCGGATCAATCTGAATATCATACCCCTCAGGGACAGTGCCACTGCCGACATACACAGCGGATCTCTGCATGGTGGTCTTCTGCAATTCGAGTACATTCTGGTTGAACAGAAGCACCTGAGTCAGCACATCCGGATGAGTCTCCATGAAGTCATCAGGCAGCTCCAGACCCTCAGATACATACATATCTTTGCAGATCTCAGAGTTCCAGTGATGTCTGTTTGTGCCATCTTCATCCTGAGTCTTAGCACAGACTAGGAATGTAATGAAGCCCTCATTGAGAGTCACACATTCAGAGATTGTCCAGTCGAAGTGCATGACATTTGTGTCTGTCTCATCCACCTTGACATCAGTTGCTACAGTGCAGCCTAATGCTCCGCTTGGGCAGAGATGGTTGATATAGACCATCATCTTCGACAAGTCGTGACCGTCCCAGTATCTCGGACAGTCAAAGGTCACAGTCTCGATGTTATGGTCGTGCTGGACTGCAATCCGTTTGAGCGAGTCTGGGACAATAACCTTTCGGTCGCTGTCGATGACGATGTGCTCTTCACCAACTGCATTGTCAGCTAGGTATAAAGCAATGTCGTCATCAGACATGTTGTTGAGAATGTTGTCTACTTGGCTCATTTTTTTACCTCCTTTTAGTTCCAGATGAATGTTACATCGTATAACATCTTAGAAAGTGTACTTATATACGGTCGAAATTTATATGGATGGTAATCGATTGTAAAATCACAAGCAACCGTGAAATCATAGTAACTATCATCGGTTCCATCGGTTTTAATAGTAAGACATGATGCTGGATTATAATCAGCCACGATTAAATCATAATCGTCGTCATGACAACAGATTCCAGAATATTTGTTATCGTTACCTTTTTCCAAGCACAATATCGATGCCCCGTCTGATCCCCCAGTGTTGCTTGAAGAATTTATTATATCTGGAGTCTTCATTATTAATATTATATTTGGAAAAGTATAATTTCCGTTAGCAAATAAATTTTTAGATAATCCGCCTCTAAAAGTAAATGTGTATACATAACTATTTGCACCTACTGGAGTTTCGCTGGCCTCTGCTGAAGTAACATCAACGTTTTTTTGTATGCATTTAAAAGTATTTGATATACCTTTAACAGTAACACTTGACAGGCATATATATCCCGCACCAGGGAGGACTAATCCATTAGCGCTTACAGTTTTACTCACAGATTTAACCGCTTTGACATTCAACTTATTTAAAGCGTCATATTCGTTGTCAGGTTTGATCGTCTGCGGTTCCAAAAGAGGTTCAATTGTTTTTTCTTGCATAGAGTTTATTTTAAACCCTCCGCAACCATTAATAAAAGGCATAATCAACTACCCCCATTTTGAGCGTTATTCCATATGCAATAGACTTTGTATGGAGCACATCTTTCGTTGTCGGGTATAACAACCGGGTCGGATTCAGTAAGTTGAGATTGATATCTTTCTTCGACGAATGCACAAAATCCATATTTTGAATTACTGTATCTACTACTATTTAACCGAGCCATACTAACAGTCATCTGTTTAGTTTCGTAATCATATGTAACACCAATAGTAGCATCTGTAACTGTATCACCATATGTGGTTTGTATGTCACTTTCTATAATTTGAGTTACACCGCTATCATTTCCCCCGTACTTATAATGACCAGGATAAGATGTGTTATTTGATGCTCTGACGCGGTATAGATAACCAAGATATTGAGTGTCACTATGTCTTGTCAAATTGCAGCCATAGACTCCTAAGCCATTATAAAGGGGAATACTCTTGTAAGTATACGGTTTCAAAGCATGTATAATAATCTTTGATGGGGTCGTGGTGTGAATGTCCATAGAATCACCCATATAAAACGACAAACTATCGACATATAACCTTTCATATTGAGTGTCGGGTATAAAATTCGTCGCCTGAGAGCAATAGGTTTTCGTAATGTATAAATCGTATGGGACGTTCACTGTAACACCACTTAGCCCAATGTAATTACCATCGGGCAGAACTGTTCCATCAGCAGTTACAGTCTTATTCTGAAGTGCTGGAGCGTCCACCACAACCTTCTCCAACCCCTCGTATCCCGTATCCGGAATAATGATCTGCTGACTGGTAGTCGGTGTCACTGTCTTCGTCTGTAGCTTCGGAGCATCCCCGCATCTATTGATAAACGGCATTACGCATTACCTCCAATGATAAGCTTGACAGGAATATCAATGGTCGGGATAGTGCCGAATACTTTGAACGTGACTGACCCGGCACCCTGAACACCGCAATCCTGACAGTTAGCCTTCTGCAGAGCGTTGAGCTGATCTTTGGTGATAGTGGAGCCAGGGATCATGACTACATTCTTAGTAGCAGTGATGGCCTCGTCTTCAATTGTGACAGTCTCGCCCCAAGCAGAAGCGAGAATAGTGAGACTTACTGCTGTGGGCGTGGTCCGACCATCAATATAGTTCTTCACCACGTCATTCAGACCCGCTGCCTTGAGTGAATTCAACCACTCGGCCTCCGTCCCAGTATATCCACCATCTTGAGCCACCTGATAAGCACTCTTACCCTGATCGCCCTTAGCCCCTTTCAAAGAAGCCAGCCACTGCTCCTCAGTTCCGTCGTAACCCTCAGCCTGAGCCACCTGATAAGCGCTCTTACCTTCAACACCAGTGATGCTGGCAAGCCACTGTTCCTCGGTCCCTTCATAGCCGTTCTTGACAGCTAACTGGTAGGCGCTGAGTCCTCTGATAGCTTCGATGTCATGCCACACACCGTTTTCATCTTTGATTCTTAAAAGTGGTGTACCCATTACTTACCTCCATTCTGGATAATAACCAATTTGTTTGTGGTAAGGCGTTTGCCGTTGACTCCCTTACCAACCACCTGAACCTTGAACTCTCGTCTCTTGAGAGCTTCTGCAGGGATGATGCAGTGCGACCCGCCTCTAAGAAACTGCGGAGGATACTCGGTCCCCATCATCGAATAGAATGCTGCTGCTTTTACACAACCATCCCATTCCGGTGAAAAGGAGAATTCTGCTCTCAAATATCCTTCCGTACCGGGAACCAGATTCTCGAAATCGCACTCGGGGTCTTTCTCGATGATCTGATCATGGACAACAAATTTCAGTGTTCTCATTTGTGTCCTCCTTCCTTAAAAATATAAATGAAGACCGGCATCAAGTTTCCTCAACACCGGTCTATCATTCGTTATGTATTTACCAAGGTAACTCGTCTTCATTCGTCGTAGGCACGTCGAAATGAACCTGCTCACCAGCGAAGCGGTCTACTTCCTGCTCGACACAGATCGCCTGCAGGTATGCAGTACGTCCGGACTTCCCGTCAGACATTTCCCAGTCGTACGGACGGACGTCAAGATCCACTCTCAAGATGTTAACATCGTCCAGACAAGAGACTGTGTCCTCGTCAAGGCGATTCTTTCTCTCGCCGGTCTTGAGATATACCTTAGGACCGTAGTTATTGAACTTAACTTTAACGAGCATATACATGAATGGAATATCGCCCTCTTCTTTCGGCGGCTTGATTCTGATGTTCCAGCCCTCTTTCTTGAGAGCCTCTGCAATTTCTTCATCGTCGATAACCAGAGCGAAGTTGCGGTCGCCCTGACGGTTATACTTGCTTGCTCTGCCCTCGAAGTTGCGGAAGACGATTCTTGCGTCATCGATCTGGAGGATTCCCTTAGGTGCAAATGTGAGTTTCATAGTTGTTTTACTCCTTTAAAAATATAAATTATTTATCGTACATCAAACGGGGTGATGTTGCTCCAAGGTTCTTCTGGTGTTTCCCAAGGAGCGACATCATCGTCCGATACGAACATTTCAAAATCTCCATACTGGGAGATTGCTTCTACTGCGACATCAACCATCTTGTTGTAGTAACTCAAGTCGATGTCTTTCTCTTTACCAAGAAGTTTGACAGTCTCGGATTCAAGCCATCTGTAACCTTTCGTCCCAGTGGCTGCTGCATATTTGAGGTTTCCGTCTTTATCCGTTGCTTCACGGAGTAATTCGCCTCCACCAAAGCCAGGCTCAATCGGACAGAAACTTCCAACCTTACCTACGAAGTGGTAGTCATGCTCACCCTCAGGCAAAGTCTCATTCATATCCAAATATAAAGCCGAGTTAACTGACATAGTTTCGCAAGTATCCTCGAACTCAATAGATTCTTTACTGAAGAGTTTCTTGAATACATAAGGAACTTGGAACTGCTTGCCTGTTGCTGTCCATTCGCCAGCGTGTTTACCATCCTTATACTTCGCAATATAAACTGCATCATTGACAAGGCACATGCGATCGTACGTAGCCTCATGTTCAAAGGTGTAACCGTACATCTTGCCGTAATCCATGACGAACTCAATGATCTCCGGAGTTGCGTTCGGAATCTTGATCGAGTCTGTCTTGATGTGAGCCACAGTGAAACCCTTTCTTTGAACTTCATGCTTGAGATTCACCATGAAGAGTGCTCCACGCTTAGCGACAATGTTGTCTTTGTTACGGTTGTCGTGGAATGGATTACTGAAGCTTGCCGATGTCAAGCCGTACACAGAGTTAATAGCCGTCTTCAACGCATTAGCCAAGGCACTTGCCATCTCCGGGTCATCCAGATACTTCGCAAGTTTACCGCCAAGCATTGTCTTTGCCTTATCGAACTCTTTATGCTTGATGACAAGTCGAGCGTCCTTAATTTCCTTGAATCGTGCTGTATACTCAGGACCAAACAGCTCTTCTGCGATGATGCTCGACGGATGCATACTTGCTACGTCAAGCAAAGCTACGTTGAAGTACATGCCAGGCTCAGAATATACGTATCCACCTTCGCCGATAACCTCTCCTCGATAGGTAGACTCACCGTTCTCGTATTTATAACCCGGGAATATCGGTCGACCCTTGCCATCAAAGACTGTATGCTCGTCACCAAAGTCAGTATAGATCGTGCCGTCTTTAGTTATGGTGAACCTATCAGCGTCCTCAGTCATCTCGCCCATGTCTCTGTAGTTGAATTGGCTCTGAGGATTACGGTTGCTGCCAAATATAATTTTGGTTGTAAGTGTGTTGGTCGTGTCATTGACAGTCAGTCCTGCCACATCAGCTAAGATCTGTCTCGCTGTCCAGTCTGCTTTAAGATGGTTGAAGACTGCCTCGGTTGCAATAACGTCGTTATCACAATACTCGGCAACCTTAATCCACATATCTTCAGGCACAGGCTGATCCCAAGGCAAACCAAGTTCTTGGTGATGAATACCAAGTTCGATCTCAAATTTCTTCAAGCTCTTCTTGTTACCAGCAGAGGCAAAGTCGTATACATCCGTGTAAGAGATGTTGTATGCCTCACCAAAGAATGCATCTCGGTCACCTGAGACAATTCTTTGAGACAGCTTGTATAGCTGCTCATTTGTGTAACCGATCAGACGACCGTACAAAATATGATTGTCGTATCGTCTACAGTTGAACCCTACAAGATTGAACTTAAGGATGGACTCAATCTCTGTAGGAGTGGGGTTAATCATCCGTACAACCGGTTTACCCTCGCCTTGCTCTTTCCAGTTGATCAAGAACAGATTCGGGAACACCTCAACGTCATAGAACACGAGTTGCTTGTCGTTCGGGTTTACTGTGTTGGGTGACGGTTCGTCGGACTTGAACTTCATCTTGTTGACAAGTCTGATACAATAGTCGGCGTTGTTTGTACTTTGAGCAGCGAATGCTAACACCTTGTTATACATATCGCTGACATCATAGTTCAATCCGCTCTTATACGCATCATCCAAGATCTTGTTGATGAAGTCGATACTCGGTTTAGTCGCAGGGTGAATCTCTTTATTGAGATTGCGCTCAATAAGCGATCTAATGCCTTTCTCGCTTTGCACCGTATCAAAATTTAACAATTTATCTTCTCCTTTCAGCGGTAAGCCGGAGCTAATAGTTGCTATCGGTAGGTTGTTACACTTCGTAAGTTTTCTGCGAATTGAGTTTCCTCCAGTAGGAACCTTGACCTCGATGTGTTCGCCATATACTAAACTCAACTTGGACACGTCTCCAGTATAAATATAATGAAGATGAATACCTTGTCCGCTCTTGCTAAGTTCAGCATATGTCGGTGGCCACAGAGCTGCTGCTTCCGCATTCAAGTCAAAACACTTATTTCCGTTTTCATCACGAATATCAAAGTCTATGACAATGTGATTCTCCGGAACTTTCACATAATGCAATTTTGTAGTGTCTAGTTGAGATAGCGTGGTTGTCACGTTAGCCCATTTCATAGACGGGGTTTCTTTTTCATTTGCATATTGGGCAGGACAGTTTGCACATTCTTTGTCAAATATAGACTCGGTAGAATCAAGCACCAGCTTTGGTTTTGCTGGAGGCTCTTGCTTCTCGTCATCATCTGGCTCAAACTTATCTGTCCTGAACCCCTTGTAGTAACTACGGACTCTCGAACCGTCTTCAAGGTTAAACCTATCAGAGTATTCCCAGAAGTAGTTCTTAAGCTCTTCCTTAAAGCTTCTCTGAGAGAGTGGAAACGGAACCTTTGCTTCATCACAATAGTTCTTATACATCTCCCAGGCGGCTTTCAATGTCGTACCGTCTTCAGCTTTGAAAATATGATATGAATCAATGACAAAGTTATAGAAGTCATTCGAAGCTCCCATCATCGACATCGGAATATAATCGTCATATCGACCCGGGTCGCTCAAATATACTTCTTTGCAATGGTACGCAATGGCACCGAGTTCAAAGTCTATCTGCTTGATAGCAGCCTTGTACTCTTTGACACTCAGTTTGTTTCCTGACGGGGTTACGTCAATTAGTCTTCGAATCAAACCCGACTTTGCATCAGTGATCTTGACTGGTTTATTCGTACCCATGAACAGGAAGCATTTGAAGTTGTTAGAATATGTAGACTTGAACTTCTCATTTACAGTCATGAGCTCGTGAGATACAAGACTGTTCAATCGAGTGTTGTCTTCAATCTTGGACAAGTCACCATCGTGCTGAATCGCCACAAGAGGATTCGAGTTAAATGCTTCCAAAGCAAATGAGTTGCTAGCTGACCCAAGTGCTTTAGCATCAAATACAGAATAATATCCATCAAACAATTGCTGAATAATATTCAAGATGGTTGATTTACCGGTACCGGCTGCACCGTAAAGAACCATGAATTTCTGTATCTTCTTCGAATCCCCAGTGACGATCGACCCGATCGCCCATTCGATCTTGTGTCTCTCTTCCTCAGAATATAAAGTTGAGATAAGTTTGTCATAAGCAGGAGTATCGCCAGCTTCTAGCGGATAGTTAAGCCGTTTGCTTGCATAATCCTTCTTCGTGGTCTCGACATTAGAAAATATCAATTTCTCATCCAACATGTGGAAGTTGTCTCGCATCTGACGTTGACAATACTTGTGCCAAGCATCGATCATACCTGACCCAGCGTCTCGCATACGCATGACACGTACTCGGCTGGCGTTGTTCTCCTCTTTGATGCGCTCACCGTTCTCACTGGCGAATCTTTCTAAGTCACGATCTATCAATTGGACGACGTCATCCTCATCGGTAGACCACAGACCACGTTCTTCGACCCAGATAGCATAGAAGTCACTGCCTCGAATCATCAAATCTGTCGATTTCTTTATGATAAACTCCGGGTAGACCTCAACCGTGCCACGCTTGCCAGGACGTGTTGAAATCTTGAAAAAGTCAATCACATTTTTGTTCCCCTTTCACGTATTACGTAATGCTATCTAAGTACCAACAAAGCTGATACCAAATCTCTACGGTTCGTAGATCACGGTCACAATCACGAATCGTGAATAGTCCCCCTTTTCCGTTAGGCTCGTATTGACGGTCCATAAAACGATCTAATACATAAGTAACATACTTATCGTCATATAGATCATCTGTCATAGACCCTAAGCCAAGGTTGACAATCATGCCCCAGAACCACTGGAGACTACGATCGCCATAACTTGGGTCATCCATAATGGTCTCCTCACAACGAATTGCCAGCGCAATCATCATCTCAAGAACACTACAAGGACCTGATAAATCATCCATGATGAGATCGGGATCCAGATAGGCATTTGACTCAAGGTTGGCGAAGCGCCATCTCAAGTCAATGCCATCTTCAGCACGATTGGCATCTCGCTCAATTGTGTAACGGAAAGGAGTATTTGATAGACGAATCAGTAACTTGTCATAAGTCGCCTCACGGAATCGTCCACCGATAGCTGTGGCCATTAGCCAGTTAAAGTATCTTACGCGAACTTCGTACTTTAGCAAGATCATCCCTCCACCTCTGAGGAGTCTTTGACCTTGTCCGCGAACTTACCGACTCTCATGAGAATCTCATATTCGCATTTAAGACGATCGTTTCGTACATATACAGAGTCATCCTCATACTCACCGAAGTGAGTCAGCGAGTCTTTACCTACAACTTTGTCTATGTCCTCAATTGGCTCGTCCCAATCGTCAGCAAGTACACCATCCTCGTAATAATTCAAGCTAATAAGCTCGTAGTCGTCAGCATTATCCCCGAATTCCTCTGGCGAGATCACATAAGGCTCTGGTTCATCAGCGTCGTAACCCATCTCGTCGAGAAGTCCACGATAGTGTTCACTGGTAGTCTTCCAGTTTTTCTCGATTGGGGTGGTTGGTTCTTCACGAGGCTCGTCGTGATGGTCATTGACCGTAGTCTCGTACACTCTCAACTCCTCTTTCTTTTCCATGAGATCAGCGTGCATCTGTTCGAGATTTTCCATCTCCTCGTCACGCTGTGCTTTCTTGAACGCCATCATTTCTTCGTTGACTCGTTCGTCGTATTTCTTCTGAAGAAGTCTCCAAGTTATCACGGAGCCAAGAGCGGCCCCAGTGATAAAAATAACGATTTTACTCAACATCGACGTCATCGTCGTTATCCTCCGTATCTAAAGTTATGATGGTAAACGCCAGACCACCAAATAGTAATGAGACGCTTAATAAGACACCTCCTACGATATGGCGTTTCTTCTTTGTGCTTAAAGAGTGATCTAACATTGACAAGATCTCCTCAAGTCGGTACATACTGTCTTGCTCCCTTCATTGGACAAAATGACAAGACCACTTACAAAGCATATACCAGACAGCGTAGCTAAGGTATAAGAGATAAGAGGTGATTTATCCATTACTGTTCACCGTTCTTTTTCTTTGGTTTGGCATTGATCGGAATATAAACCTCGTATCCGATTTCGACTCCGTCAATCATTCCGAGTCGATACCATAAGTCTACTGTTTTCTCGCCAACATCGAACTTAGCAGCCGCTTGAGCACAGCTCAGTAAGCCAAGAATATGACCGTCTTGATACAGCGGTTCATCTTCTAGATGGTTCGACAAAATATAAATTATTAGATCTCTACCGGTCATGAAGACCTCTCCTTTCAATCTGGACTATCCTCAGATCTCGTTATACATCCAAGGATAGTCGAACATATCTTGTTGCCAATTTCCGGACCCAATGGCGGCGAGCCCATCCCTTCATTTCATCAACTTCCAAACGTTGCCATCAACATTGAAGTCAAGCAGGATAGAGCGTTCGTATCCATTGACAAACGCACGAGCACGCTCGCTATCAAGATTGTAGATACCGAAGTCTACGAAGTTATCACCGATCGGATTTACTTCGTCGTATACCCAACCGACAATCTGACCTGCCTGAGTACGAGGGAAACCAAGCATGTCATATACTTCATTCAAGAACAGGTGACCTCTGGACTTAAGCAAGTCGTTTGCATAGTTCTGCTGCTGTTTAAGGAACACAAGGTTATGCTCGGGGGACTTGCTCCAACTAGTGTTGCACTCGTCGAAGATACGAGAGTAATCACTGATAGTGTTTGGGTCGATGACGTTTACAGTAGTCTTAACAGTAGATTCAGTGCCGTCTTCATTCACGACAGTTTCTTCTACTTCTTTTGCCTTAATATCGTATCTAAGCTCACGATCGAGTTCTTCACCAAACCGTTCGATGACTCTGTTACGATACTGCTTGAAGCTGTTATCGATAGTTGTGTATGCTGCAGCCAGAGCAAGATTTCTCTTTCTTGTGATGTTGTGACCAGCGAGGATACTTACGATAGACACGGTGCCGAGTGCTACTGCAGGACCATACAGCTTGATGAACTTGACTGCCGTCTGGGTGTAGACGATAGTCAGGTCTTTCGTGCCGTCTTCCTTGGTGTATTCAACGCCACGAATGTTACCGTCTTCCATACCCTTATGGATGATATCGAGCTGAGACTTGGTGTCTTCGATAATGTCACCAGCTTTGGTTGTAGCCTTGCAAGCCATTACTGCACTTGTTACGCCGCCTACAACACCTGCGACCACAAGGATCTCAGGGCTATGCTTTTTGAACTGGAAGCCAATCTTATGGAACTTCCGGGTGATGTTGTTCATGATTTCGTTAGTTTTCATTGTTATTCTCCTTTTCGGTTTCATTTTTTACAATAGTAGCCATGGATTCAATGGCAATCAGATTTGAAAGGGTATTAGCAGGTTTGTTTGGAATAAAGAAAGCTCCAATACTAACCGCAACTGAGAAAGAGGCAATACCGAGTAATCCGAGAAATGCCGTTTTTTCGATCCCCCAACGATCGATCGTGCATACCAAAACATCTTTAATCATCGCCGTACCTCTTTCACAACGCACATAGCGTAGATCGCTGTAATACTAACAAGTGCAATCCCAAGAGCCACGAGAGAAACCCGTCTATCAAATTTTGTTGCTTTCATCTTTTCAATTCTCCTTTTCTTTAACAGCAGACATTATGCCGGATACAATAGGTCCAGCATAATCAGATAGATTGGCTACGAATTTGCTAGCAAGTTCTGCGCTAGCTTTATTCTCGACCTTCTTCTTAAAGTCGTCCATATCAATCTCTTTATCAATGGCGTTATTCAACTTGTCTACGACCTTTTCTTCAACGCTGTCATATGCCAGAGTTACAGCGTTAGACACTCGCAAATTAATATCCTTGCGAACTTTCTCAACTGCTTCATTAGCTGCCTTGTCAACGGCCGCATCAACTGCTTTCTCGGTAGCCTTATCGACAACCATGTCAGAAACTTCAACCGGGGTCATATCAGCCAGCTTGCCAATGGTGATGTCTATATTTTTGATGGCTTTCTTAGCTTTTCTTGCTGTATGAACGCCAATACAAAGAGCTATCATCCCAATGCCAGCAAGGACAATAGATCCATAACCGATCAATTTCTTAGTTTCCATATATTCCTCTCTTAAAATATAAATCTAATCAGCGCTATCGTAGCGCAAATGACCAATGTGGTAAGGCATGCGAACACGACGCATGCAAAGATTTGCCCGAGTTTATACCCGAGTGTTTTATTCTTATCTTCCATAAGAGACCTCCTTAACCGATTGGAGACGGCTTGGGAAGACGAATTGCGAATCCGCCATCTCTGGTTCTTACGACATCTCCGCTACGTACAGACTTCCATCCATACCGGTTGCCAGTGTAATCACAAGTCTTGCCTACCATATCGTACAGATCCGACACAGACACTATTCCATATCTGTCGATGATCTCTTCCATACGAGTAAGCACTTCAAGAGCCTCACCACGAGTCTCGAGAATGATGTCACCACAACTGTAGCCTACAACTCTCGACTCAGATGGTCTACGGTCGCCTCTGTCGTCAAAACGGTCATAGTATTTGCTATACGATACCTTGTCGGATGTAGATGAGCTGCTACGCTTTGTGCCGCCGTAAAGAATCGTATCTACGGTGTCGGATACAATCTTTTTGAATGCTGGAACCAGAACATCCTGAACGATAAACTGCTTTACGTTCGTAACATCCTCGGGAAGAAACAAGTCGGCAAACTTACGGAACTCGCTCTTCTCTTTGATTCGAACCTTCCCCTTGACGACCTTCTCTACTTTCTTCTTTTCCTCTACGGCTGCTACTTTCTGCTCCTCTTTGAATTTGTGGGAGTTAGGCGTATAATCCATGGTAGTTACCATTCCTTTCATATCATTAAGTAAAAGGAAAAGGGAAACACCTTGTTATCGGTGCCTCCCTTCTCGGTTGTCTTCGTTAATTACTCGTTAGAGTCATCATCGAAATCCTGATCTTCCTCGTCTTCATCTTCGAGTTCAGGTTCTTCGATCTTGTAGCCCTGCTTTTCGAGTGTCTTTCTCGCCCACTTCTCCTTGTTCTTCTTGACGAATGCGCCAATGCCTACGGCGGCGCCAATGCCAAGAAGACCCAATACGATCGGTGCAAACGACTTAGATTCCTCTTCTTCAGGTTCTTCGTCGATCATATCGAAATCCTTAACCTCTTCGATTGCCTCGTTGTTCAGATTCATTTCTTCCATGATAGTTTCTCCTTTTAGATTATAATTTGTTGAAGATTACTCCTCATAATATATGTTGTAATTTTCGCGAATCACATAAACTTCGAATATCCGTATCTCGGAGCGATGGTGTAGTTGAGTGTGATACACGGTCTACCATTGCTTGCAAGCTGGGATCCAAAGTCTACGTCGATGAGCCCGTCATCAACATTCCAGCCAAGATCATCGCCGATCTCGATATGATCAAGGTCAAGTCTGTCGTAGAAGTCGTTCAGAGACACATAATTGTCTGTAATGAGTTCTCTGTTCAACTCGTTGATAGCTCTTTTGATCTTGTCAATGTCGGAATTGAAGTATCTACCGAACAAACTGTCATAACACAGTGTGTCTCCGTTGCCAGTGACAATTACATTGTTGTTTGTTACCGGATTCTTCTCGAGATGGTCTTTGTCAATGTTCTCTCTGACAAGTCGTTCTTTCTTTTCGCCGACAGTCTCGATGACCTTCTCTCGATATTCTGTAAGAGCCGTCTCGGAAAGCTTGTAGGCTGTCGCTAAAGCTGCATTCCGTCTTAAATTCACGGAGCTTGCGCCTACGAGACAAGCGATAGATACCGCGCCTGTAACTGCTGCTGGTACATAGCATTTCCAGCAGGCTTTGATCTTCTCGGCTGTGGTTAGCTCGTAATCTTTTTTCTCATACGCAGCATCGTTGATGCACATGAGTGCCTTGGGTGTCTCCCTGACTGCGAGAATGGTCGTCGTCACCATTCCTGCAATACCGATTCCGGTAAGGATCTCAGGGCTGTGTTTCGCTGTGAATGCCTGCACACCTTTGATTAATTTGGATACGTTGGGCTTGTTCATTTGTTTTCTCCTTTCAGATATAAAAGAAAACCAAAAGGGCATTTGCCCCAATGGTTTTTCAGTTACGACTTTTTGATGTCTTTTAAGATCTCGTCTTTCAACTCACTCTTAAGTTCCTTCATCTTGTTTTCTTCTACCTTGTTAGATAGCAGTGTTCCTGCTACCCCCAAGACAGTTACTGCAATTCCAAGTACCTTCGTTGAGTCAATTTTGACGTCCTTAAATAAGTTTTTCATAGTTATCGTCTCCTTTCATAATAGGCAATGTATTTGCCGCGAATTTAACAATATTCTTCAAAGTCTGGTATTGGTTCAGTCATTGTGATAATGTAACATTCCATACCATCCTCCATTTCAACCTTTTCATGACGGAAGTCAATCCAGGTCTTCCAGTAATGGTCGAATGATGCACCCATAGACCATCCAAGGTTCCATCCAGATGGGATTTGCTCCAAACCGATCAAATCGTAGTAATCGTTTAGATATGCATAATCCCTTGTATGTAACTTGCGGTTCAAGTCATACTCGGCTTGCATGACTTCTTCCATGGTTGACTCGAAATATCTCTCTGAGAAGTAGTCATAGAATAGTTGCTTCTCATCTTCTACATGAATGCTCTCTTCATTGTACTTATCTTTGGCAATCTCTCCTTTAATACGAGCGTCTGCACCTTCTCCATACACCTCGTCTACTTTCTTTTTGTACTCTTTGTATGAGTTGTCAAGTAATGCATATGCACTCATCAAAGATGCTTGCTGACGTTTGTTAAGAGAGTGTGCTCCAAATATACAGGCAAGTGTCGATGCTCCAATTAAAATTGCAGGAATGTATACTGGTCCAGCGTATTTAATCTTCTCGACTACTGTAAGACTCTCTCCTTTTGCTTCTTCAGCTTTCTCGATAATCTGCATGGCTTTGGGCGTATCTTTCACCGCCACTACAGCCGTTGCAACCACACCAGCACCTCCAGCACAAGTTAGAATAGTTGATGCATTACGCTTGAAAAACATTTTTACATTCTTCATTCTTATCGACACCTTTCAAATGTGGGTTTGTTATTATTCTTCTAGACCGATAATCCTCGAGAATTTCTTGAGATCATTTGCGTTTACGTCGCCATCAACATCGAGATGAACATGTGCCACATCTTCTGTGATCGTCACATCAATGTCGTTCAACTGAATCTTAACCTTGTATCCGGTTTTGTTGTGAATCAGCATCTCCAGTACCTTGGCAAGCATGCCTCTCATAAGTTTTGTTTTGATCTTCAATTCGTCCATTTCCATTCCCTTTCAGATAAAATAAAAAGTAAGAGAGTCAGAGTTGGATTTGAACCAACAATCTCTAGATAATATCTAGTGCTTTCCCATTAAGCTATCTGTTCTCTCATTATATGGCTTGTAAATTTCGCGAAAGCTAAAAGGAAAGGGTTTGCCCCTATTTCCTTTTTCTTTTGATTAGGAATCGCATAATCAGTATGATTATCACGATACATACAATCACATCTCCAAATACAAAGATCCCTGCCGCACCAACCACCGAAATGATTAGCGTGGTAACGACCATTAATATTAAAGCTATGATTAGTAAGATTATGAATAAACACATTTTACATCTCCTCCTTTTCTCATTATAGGGGATGTAATTTGCGCGAATTCATATGCTCCTCCTATCAAAACATGTCTCCCATCGTTCTCGAGGTATAGGTTTCATCTTCAAAGCCCACATTATCTGGCGTATTGACACAGTCGGATACAATCCGTTTATACTCTCACCCGATCGATTATTAAAGAATTCTATAAATTTAGGATGTAAGTAGATGGTATCAGTAAGCCATGGATCTATCTCGCTCCAATATGTAGTTTTCGTGTCTTTGTCAAATCTTTGCTGTATCACCGCCAAACCCTTGTTATTCACTTGATACAGAGTACATGAGTCGTATACCGGATGATCGCAAATATAAGTAGTTCCATATACAGTCGAATAATTAACTGGTTTTTCGTAGTGATATCGCATAGAAACCTCACATTAAAAAGAAAGAGGCCATGTTAAACACAGCCTCTCGCTTCGGGTTATACCTCACTTTCTCGGAAGTATTTTGTTGATGAACCCTCGTCCAACTATTGTCGTAGGGATTACGCCTTTTTCGTCATACTTAAGCGATACTACCGTTCCCCAAATCGTAATGAGTGACGGAATAACGACCCCGGCAATACTTATAGCATTCTTAACCAATCGATCTTTCTGTTCATCCTCCATCTGTCTCTTTTTATCAGAGTTTTCGATGTCAAATTTCTTCATCTCGATTGCTCGGTCCATAAGTTTTGTCAGGCCATCTACCGTTACTTTGTACTCCTCGGTTCCAGGCTCCATATTGCTCAGATGTCCAAACTCGGCGCTGATTTCCTCTTGTACTAAATTGTCGATGCTCATATCATCTCATCCTTTCAAAATTAATTGAGTATACCTCATTATAGAGGATGTTATCCTCGCGAAAGATCGGCGTTATGATCAATCTTGAGTGTGACATGCGACGCATCATCAAGATCGCCAAGATTGTCAATCTCAAAACGATAGAGCTTCTTGTCGGGGTCAGAATTGTCTATCCTAAGAATGCCGTGAGCGTTGCTGAAGTGGTAGAATAAGCCGGTTAGAATGCTACCTAAAAGAACACCGATCACAACGGCTATTACTATTTCAAGTGTCATAGTTCTCTCCTTTCTGAAATGCTTTTTCGAAAATTTCACCCCGGGAATTTTTCACTTTACTAAAATAACATTGTTTTCAGTCACCTCCGTCCTGAAAATATAAATCTAGAAAAGAAAAAGAGAAGAGCCATAAGGCTCAACTCTTTAGTCGTTGGAATATACCCTTCCTCTAGTTTCTTGGGGAATGTCACAATACGTCCAAACCCTTACGATTCGCATAGCTTCCACGATATCTTTCCATTTACCATCACTGGTGGTGAACTGTATTGACCATTTGTCTTCTTCAGCCCATCCGCAATTGCCGACATTCATGTCGTAAATTCCGAACATGTTCAAAGCCTTAATAGCCCTCAGTACATCATTCTCAGTCATGATAATGGTATGGTATCTGTAGATAACCTTGTCTGTAAGTTTGCTCATTTTTGTTCTCCTTTTAGATAAAGAAATAAGTTATTCTCTCATAAAGGAAAATGTAAACTTCGCGAAAAGAAAGAGCCAATGGCTCAATCTTCTTCGGTCCCATACGTTTCTTCCAAGCGTTTCGTGTACCGTTTTTCTTCAATTTTGTCTTTGATTTTAAAGTGTGCAATAGTTCCCACAGCCCCTGCCACGAATGTCGCTGCACAAAACACTGTATATCCTTTCCAGTGCTTCTTCAGCCATTCGTTTTGCGGCTCAATAACCATTTCCTTGTAATCAGTCCAAAATTTCTTAAACATAGTAAAGTCTCCTTTTGAAATATGTATTTGGTTTCCATATAAGGGCATGTAAACTTCGCGAAAAGAAAAAGAGCCCATCAGGACTCTTTGAATCTTTCCATATATAGTAGATACTCCATCTCAGTTATCACATCCACAAAGTTTTGCATAGTATCTTTTGTGTCTCGGATAGCATCTATAAAATAGTCTTCATATAGCTCATTCAGCTCCGTAGCCAGGTTTTCAGCATCATACTTCAAAATATCAGCCAACCCACAGGCTAATCTAGCTTTGTTTTGGAGTTCTCTTTTGGTCTTATAGTTCATCTTCGTATACCATTCCTTCATCCTCAATCACTTCTTCCTCTTTACGGTTTTTAATACTTTGAAGCGCCTTTGCTACGCATCCTCCAAGAACGAAGAATCCAATACCTTTAATAATCTCTTCTTTAATCATCATCATTCCTCCTAAAATGTTAGTCTCTTGCTTTATCCAGTAACCAGAAGAATCGTCTGTACCTTTCGTAGTACATGTCTCGACCGCATGGTATGTCTAATCTAGATTTCAAATATGAATACGAGAGATCCTCGGTAACTGCTTTTAATATGTAATCTTGCAATTCTTCCCCGGCTTCTTTTGCAGCTTTCTCAATCAGGTTAATACGCTCGAGATAATAAACTCGCTTGATGGCGCATTTAGCAGTTTGATCACCTGGGGTGTTTGACGATGGTAGTCGGTCCCAAACAGAAGAAGCATTTAACTCAGATAGAGCAGCATATGTCTTCTTCCATGTTGGATATTGTAAACAAAAGTGTTTTAGCTCATAGTGTCGATGCTTGTTTATCCAATACGGGTTCTTCATAGACACTTCTGGACGAATTTTTGTAGCCATTAACATCTACTCCTCTTTTGATTGATTGCTTCATAAGTTGAATAGTTGCTTTCCGGAGACGTTCTTTGTCCACTTCTCCATGAACACGAATGGTGGCATTCTTAAATCTGTATACTTTCATTTACAAACACCTCACGATAAGAAAATATCAATAGCTTCCATGTCGGTTAGGTTGAGAAGTTCTTTCAACATCATGACATCTCCAATAGTCAATTCGCCACCATTGGAAATCCGTTTGTAGATTGCGACCGCTGTGTCAACGTTCAGACTCTTCTCGAAAATCTTAAATATTAATTTATTTGCATCCAATGCAAACACCTCATTTCTGTTGCGTTTCATGCGACAAGTAAAAGATAACACCATTCCAATTTTTCTGTCAATAGGTTTTTTGTGCATAATGCGCAACAATTCTAATCTAGATTTGCATTCTGTTTGCATATGTGCGAATATTAATATATGATAATGATTATTAGAAAGGAGCTAACGCAAATGACAATAGGAAAACGGATAAAAACTTTAAGGCAAAAGCGAGGTATGTCTATAGATGATCTTGCAGCTAAGCTAGGTAAGAATAGAACAACTGTGTATAGGTATGAGAATGGAGACATTGAGAATCTACCACTAGGCATTCTCAATCCACTTGCTGAAGCACTTGACACCACACCGGGCTACTTGATGGGGTGGGGCTACAAAGAAATGACCTCGATAAGGTTGTCAGATGGCGAAGAAGAATCTGTGTATTCGTCTATGAATGATTCGTACGTAAAACACGTAGAAATGTGGAACAAAATGTTTGGCATGGATCCATTCACAGATGAGGAACATGAGAAGCTAATGGAATATGGTAAGTTCTTAATCTCTATGAGGAAAAGATAAAAGAAAATGTTCCAATAAAGGAGGTGATGCCAACTACAAACCTGGCACCACAAATTAGAAAGGATGAATGGAATGTATAAAGATTATCCGGTGTTTTACAATTATGAAGTAAAAGAATATGGACGTAAGTCTAGAACAGATGACCCGTTACTAACGACAGACGAGATCTTAGCAAAACATAGTAAGATTATCGAGGAATATGCTATAAAGAACCTTGGTGGTCCGATACCAGAAGAGAATAAGTATATGGAAGTAGGTAGCGGTGAATCACTCAAGGAGCGTCCTGAGATAACAAGACTCCTTAAGGATATAGAGAGTCCTGCTGTTAAGGCAATTATAGTCGTCGAGGTTCAACGTCTTAGTCGTGGCGACCTTGAGGATGCTGGTAAACTTATAAGGCTATTACGTTACACGAATACTTATGTGATTACTCCTATGAAAATATACGATCTACGAGATGAGTATGACAGGGATGCCTTTGAGCGAGAGCTTAAACGAGGCAATGAATATCTTGAATACTATAAGAAGATTCAAGCTCGTGGTAAACTGTCAAGTGTCAAGGCTGGTAACTATGTTGGCTCAGTTGCTCCTTACGGATTCGATCGCATCGAGAAGACTGACGGTAAAGAGACCTACCATACACTAATCGAGAGAAAAGATCAAGCTGACGTTGTTCGGATGATCTTCGACTGGTATTGCAACGATGATATTGGTGTAACGGCTATTTGCAGACGACTAGAGGATCTTGGAGTCAAGACTAAAACTGGAGGTAAGATATGGAAGCCGAGCATCATTTTCAGCATGCTTGAGAACCATCACTACATTGGTTGTACACGTTGGAACTGGAGAAAGACTATTAAGGTCATTGAGAATCAAGAGATCAAGAAGCTTCGCCCTAAAGCAAAAGTAGATGAGTTCCTAATCTTCGAGGGTAAACACGACGGAATCATATCTGAAGAGATATTCAACAAAGCCAGAGAGATTCGAGGAAAACGTCATCGTACTAAAAGAGATCTCACCTTGAAGAATCCGTTCAGTGGAATAATGTTCTGCAAGTGTGGGGCCAAGATGGGCTATAACACTTATACCAGACGTGGTGAAGAATATGCACCACCTAAACTGGTATGTAACAATCAGGTACATTGTAAGAGCGGATCAGTCCATTTTGACGAAGTCATGGACTACGTATGTAAGGTCCTTAAAGATTGTATAGCAGACTTTGAAGTTCGTATTGAGAACAACCATGATGACTCTATTAAGCTACATAAAGACTTAATAGCCAGACTGCAAGACCAACTTAAGGTTCTCGAGAAGAAAGAAGTGGATCAATGGGAAGCTCAATACGATCCTGATCCAGCTAAGAGAATGCCGCAACACATCTTCCAAAGACTAAACGAGAAAGTGTTAGCTGAGAAAGAAGAGATAAATAAGGCTTTGAAGAAAGCTAAAGACTCTGCTCCGAAACATATAGACTATCGAGACGAACTGATTAAAACAACAGATGCTTTGAATGCTTTGCTCGATCCAAACATGGATGCTAAAACTAAGAATCAGCATCTCAGAATGATCGTCGACAAGATGGTTTACGAACGAGGACCGATTGTTCGAATAACAAAAGAGAATGCTGCTAAGTACGATATAGATACTTCAAAAGGTTTACGATACTACACCCCTCCTTATAAGATAGACATCGATCTTAAGTGTGAGTAATTTCGGGATGATGTAACCCCTCACTCATAGGGATGTAATTGATGCCGATACTATTATACCAACCATTTTGAAGCAAAAAGAAGAGGCCCTGTCGATTGACAGAGTCTCTTTCTTTTAGAGTCAACTGTTGCTACTGTTCCAAGTCATTTCGTGCTCGGTGAACGCGTCGTTGATGCCATTGATTGTCCTGACGCGATCTTGAATAAGTTCATTGTTGCTGGTAATTTCTACGCTAAACTTCCATTTGAATTCCTCAATGGCGTTCGCTGCATCCAGCATTTCGTTCCACTTCTCAAGAAACATCTCAATCTTTGCATTTCTTTCGTTCATACCTAAATCCTCCATGTTGTGCATAGTATTTGAGTTTATCTCATAATATATGTTGTAAATTTCGCGAACAAAAAGAAAAGAGCGTGATATGTGTTCCCTCCATCTTGCGATGGTGTAGTCGTTCACGTCTTACAATTTAACGTTCTAATGTTCACTTGTTTTCTCTTCCATTAAAGACCTTGCGATTGACGCGAATAAAAGGAAAAGAAAGAGAGGCAGCTCACCTGTTAACTTTTAAGTTGCTCCGTTCCTCGATAGCCGTCAGCTAAACTTTCAAGGGCAACACCTTTCTCAACGTCGCCGGTCGCACATTTATAATGGTTGTTTCCATAACGTCTCTTTCTCTCATTATAGGGGATGTAATACTCGCGTATTCTGGATTCCATTTTGAAACAAAAAGAAGAGGCCCTGTCATAGTGACGGAGCCTCTTTTCTGTTTAGTCGCGTTTGTCTCGAATACTTTTAAGTTCAGCATCGATGACCGCTTCGTGCTTCTCAAGTTTGTAAACACGCTCGATTACTTCATTGTGCTTGTTCACCTTTTTCTCAAGCTCCTGAATCCGATAGATTACGAGCTTGTTAGAGGCGACAATTCCTCCTAATGAGCCGATAAGGGTGCCGAGTAAGGATAAGAGTGCCACGATAATTGTGCTGTCCATAATTATTCTCCTTCGTTGATTTCATTGGTCGGTTCCGTTTCGGGCTGCTTGTTTGCGATCATCTGCTCCATGAACTGAAGACACTGAGCCATGATCTTTGTGCTTTCACCTCTTGTCTCGATAAGCAAAAGCGTGTTGTAAAGTTTTGTTAAATCGTCAACCATATTATGCTCCTTCTTCGATACTTTTGAGTCTTGTGTTCAGGTCTTGAATGAGCTTGAGTAATGATGGAACAATTATGTTGCTATTCCACATTTCAGGAAGCACAGTTCCGTCTTCGTCAATCTCATGCTGCACTGCACAAGGGAGAACACTCTCTAAATCTTCTACTATGAATCCGTACAAATACTTATCGTACAACTCATCATCAGCGGCGATGTAGTCGTTCTTGTACTTGAACTTCTTAACAGGTAAATCATATAGACTTTTAAGATCGTTAATGTCAGCGAGAACTATATCTCGTTTATACCTCTGTGAAGATGATGTGCTACGTCCGAATACACCGTTTGAGGTTACGCACATGTTGGCTGTGTTCGTGTACGTACGGTTGTATGCTACATAAGAACCAATATATCGAGATGTTGTATCAGACGCACCAAATAGCCAAACCGAACTCGTATTATTAGCGGCATCGTTGTTGCCAGATGTGAATTTGAATGCATTACCAGTGGTTGTTGTATCGACGCTCTTATTCACGTAATACATGACACTTTCGTTGTTGCCAAATATAAACCGTCCGTCAGCATCTCTACCACACATGTTCAAACTATTTCCACTCTGTATCATCCGTAGACCACTATACGTGTCACCAGCATTTCCAATGTAAATATTAGACCATCCAAGTTCGTTATACTTACCAAGGGAAAGTGATGCATTGGTTTCAGGGACAATGGCGCTCTTTGCAACTATCGTCCCACCGGATGCAGCCTGAAGATTAAGGGCAGTCCCGCCATAGACATTCGTCTCGCCGCCATTTGCATATCGAGCATATCCAAGGGTCGTATTGCCAGCCTCGTTCTTTGCCTGGAAGCAGGAACTACCAGTCGAGTCCGCAATACTTGCACTCTTTGCATAGATGTTTACAGCGTCTCCGCCATAAAGATTAAGGTTACCGCTGCCCTTCTTTTTAAGGTGATATCCAAGAGCCATGTTGCCTTTGTCGTTCAACGTCTCAAAGGCGATTCGTCCATCCTGGATTATCTGTGCTCCGTTCTTCGTGTAAAGACGAACTTTGTTCCCATACAACGTAGAATAATCAGTGCTAGTAGTGGTGGCTGCTTTGTAGCGACCGTAGCCTATTGACAAGTTTCCACTCGATGTTATCGGCTCAAGAACCGCTTTACCATTTGCATCAAATATACGTCCGTTTAGGGTGATGTTAACGTTCGATATAAAGCTTTCATCGCTTATCAAGATCTTGTCAGTAGTGATACCATTCGAGAAGTATATCGGATTCGGACTTTCAAACTTGACAACTGGTTTCGTCTGAGAAGTATACACCGTCTGTTCGACATCGGTTATTGTCTCGCTAGACTCTGTACCGTCCTCGTCCTCAGTAGTAATTGTGGAACTACTAGATGAATCTGATGCAGACGTGATGCCAGTATATGTCTTCCTCGTTGCCGAAAACTTAGTCAAGATAGTAGTACCATCCCGAAGTGCAATAGATGCTCCCCCAGATTCAGCTTTTAACTGAATGTTGCCTCGCAGAATGGTGCTAGTTCTATCACCAACTATAAGGCCACGATCGTCAGTCAATTCCATATAGTTAGTTGCAGTTCTAGCAGCATCTGTATTATCTTCCGAGTTAGCCGCTGGAGAGGTGATGTTACCAGTGATGGTAGCAATGTGATTCTTAATCATCACGGTAACTCTCTCTCCATCACGAATGCTAACTGTGGAAGATACGGGGGTAAGTACATCAGACCCATCGAGTTTTACATACATGGTATCGCCACGACTAACAACCGTAGCGTAGGCAATAGCGGTGCCCTTTTCACGCTTCGAGTTATCATTTGTGACTTTTGCAAACTGAGATATTAAATCAGTAGACAAACTCATACGTTCTCACCCCCATAACTTAGTAGTAAAGACTGCCTTCTCAGTAACAGGACAGCCAGGTGTGCAAGCAATTGTTTGACTAACTATTTTGGCTTTGACATCAGTGATACCAGCTCGCTCGTAGTTCAATCGAACACAGTCTCCAACTCGAACTGGACAATAGCCATGTGTGTAGGTTATTGAGTATTCGAGAGAGGATAATTCTCTCAATAGAGTTTCGGCATACTCTTGAATCTGGTTCTGAGTTGGGTCTCCAATTACTGTAGGATCGGTGACTCGATGGACTATCTCTCTGCCTCTACTAACTGTCGACGTTGGACTGTTCGGATCGTCATTGACAACTTTGGCATAATATGTATCACTACCGCTTGAGTAGATGACCTCCACAACATTCGGAATACCGTATAGGTCATGATCCATGCTTAAGTCTGGATACAGTATTGAGCTATTACCGTCGTCGAATGTCCATACAGGCTGCAATGAAGCCGCATCCTGCTTCGGGGAGAAGAGAATACGGCCCATTTCATCCATATCGAAAGTGTATTTGGCATTGGCAATCAAGTCGACTAAGAATGTAAGCCATGTGTCATTAGGATCTGCTACAAAGTCGTAATAGAGTTTCGAGTCAGATCGTGTTTCAACAACAGGTGCTCTTGTACTTTCTCTAGTCAGTCGATAAGCAATATCCATGATGTTATCGTCTTTCATCACAGAATAGCCAAGTGGAGGACGATTCTCCTTAAGTTCCAACAACGGAGTATAAGCATCCATTACGACATCTCGTACTTTACCGTTGAAACTTGACGACGGGGTCTGTACTAAGAATGTACCTAATGGATGCTTCTCTTTTACTCCATTTTGAATTGTAATAAGGTAGGCTCGAACATAGCACTCACCAACTGATTCTGTGATGTCGATGGAGGCTGATCCAAGAGTTTCTGAGTCAGAGTCTCGGGTTATACTGCAACTTTTTACATCGGTGAGTAGTTTAGTGTCCTTCCACGATTCAGGATTGACAATGTAATACTCAAATGTTTGCTGCATTGAAGATGTCCAATCAGGCATCTTACATACCTCCTTCTACTCGTGTGATGGAAAGTGTAACCGGGATAGTCAGCTCAGTATGTTTCTGACTGAACGACACTGTAATGTTCGCCCAGTATCCACTACCAGACGGTTCTCTGACGTAAACGTCACCCATCCATGTGGATAATCTACGCAAAGCATATAGAGTATCTATGTCACTCTTGGCGATTGCTACATTCCACGTTGCACTAACACCTCGCTGAGTGCCGTAGTAACTAACTGGATGCTCTCGACCAATGTACTCGACAAGTTCGACATCTGGTCGATAAGAGTCAGACACATCGATATTATACGGAAGCTTAAGCATTGAACCAGCCCATGGCTGCTGCTCTAACTCGCTTTCTTCTGATGTCTCAAACTCACTCCAGTCTTCATCCCACTGTATAATCACTGACTTCTCATTGATCGGATAGCCAGGCATATCGTAATAGCTTATAGTACCAGTATCAGTGGTCTTTGCTATTATTCTATATCTAGCGTAATCAAGCGCTGGATGCGGGTCGGTTATAAATGTACCATTCGTGTTGATCAGATCGGTTGCCAGTTCGGTGAATTTACCGTCAAACTCTCTTCTATACACAGACAGTACGACATTCTCTATGAATCTGCCATATACATCTTTGCAGAATGGCTGAATAGATGTGGTCAGTGATTCCTCGTCAAAGAAGATCTCAGCATTCGGCTCATATTCGTTCTCGGTCCACCCGACAGTGAATTGTGATCTTGCCTCGGCAGTTAAACCAGAGTCCATAGTCACTGAGCAAATAACCGTGTAGTCAATGTTGTTCTCCAAACTCAAGTTACTTGCTGATAGCTCAACGACCAGATCAGTGGTGATATCGAAATACTTCGAATATACCTCATCTCCAGCAGTAACTATCGTAGCGTTGCCAACCTCGTCAACCGTCTCATAGCCACTATTAGCAATAATGGACAGATGATAACCGATTGGATTCTGTGTATTGGGACCGGCTGTGGCTGACACGTAGAACGGGAATGATGTAAGAGTATACATACCCTCGTTCTCGTAGTCGGTTATGCTCAACTCCAGTGTAGGAGGAGCATAAATATCAACTGTTCGTAGAATCGACCAATCACCATACTCCAAAGTCACACCAGCAGTCTTAACTCGCCACTCCATTTTGACGCCTTCATTGTATCCAGCAGTGCTTACAGAGTACGAGCTTGTCTTGTCCTTAAGATCTTCATCAGTTGTGTTCTTGATGGTGTAAGACCTCTTGACGCCATTAGTGTATATCTCAAGGATTGCGTTTGTCTGACTTGATTCATCTTCACCATTGTGCACCCAATACAGAATTAAAGGATCGCCAGCTATAGCGGTTGTCGTCGACGACCATGTTGTAGGAGCAGACGGAGCTTTACCTATAACAACAGACTTGATGACAGACCAAGCGGACGATCCTTTATCATTGACTGCTCTTACTCGGAAGAAGTATTCTGTTCCGGCAGTAAGACCTGTCTTTTCGTATTTAGCGGTTTCAATGGACGATATTGTAGTCGTCTGGTCGGAACCATTGAAGTAACTCTTCTTAGTCGTATACTCGATGTCATATGTGGTGGCGTTCTTTACGGCTTTCCATTCAAGGAATACAGATGTTGCAGATGTAGCTTTGCATGTCTTGAAGTTGTCGACAGCAGATGGCATGGTTCCAGTGTTATCTGAGTAATCAGACCAATCACTGGTTCTTTTCCCGTCGACAGATCGGCAGCGAACCTTATACTCTGCACCTGCTCCGACTTTGCAGGAGTACGAGGCACTTGACTTGGTGATCTTCACCTTGCCACTACGGAAGACTGACTTGTCATTCTTGACGACCTGGAACTCGATCTCGGTGGCATTCATATCAGAACCAAGATTGTTAAGTTCAGCAGTCAAGTTGTATTTTTCAATGGTTACTACTGGCGTGGACGGTTTTGTTGGAGGATTATCTTTGAAGTCGTAGATCTTCTCTGTAGACCATCCAGCAGTCCAATATTCAACCTCTTTCTTATTGACTGTATGAGTCGTGGAAATAGGTTTAACCTTGACTTTGACTCTGGTGGCATTGGACGGTGCGGAGTACACACTTTGTTTATGTGACTCCGTACCATCATTACCTACAAACCAAAGACCATCTCCAGTAGCATAATACCAGATGACTTTATACTCTTTGGTGTTGCTCTTATCCCAAGCCCAAGAAACGTACACTGTCCTATCGGTATTAGACTGAAGACCAAACATTTTTATTGTTGCTCTGGACGTAGTGTTCGTTGTTGGGGTGCTAGCTGATCCAGAGAGTTGGATAGTCTGACCAACGACTATACGGTCTGGGTCTAAAATATCATTGATCTCAACCAGTTTGGATAGATACGTATATGTGTTTGAATATCCGTACTCGCTCTTAAACTTGGCTGCTATTTCAGATAGGGTATCGCCCTTCTTTACTGTATAGGTATTAGCCATATTATCTCCTCCTTTCTACTCTAGCCGCCCGTACAAGGGCCTGAACTGCTTCGGAAATATTACTGCCATCATCATAGGTAACACCGTCGATGTTGTAGACATTACCCATGTTCGAACCGAGGTCCTTACGAAGCTGATCGATAGCTGAAACAACCTCACTATTTGCTCCATTTTGAATGCTTCGGTTCATGCGAGCATTGATAGAACCGACGTTAGCTACAACACCGAGACTTTCTCTCGAGTTGAACAAACCATTGACTGCACCCATGCCAGTCTTAAGATCGCTAAGATCCAGAACTGGACGAATTGTAGGTTGAGCATCAATGTCGCTACCGATGACATCTTTGATCTTGGAGATCGAGTCGCTAAGACCTTGCTTTGCGGATCTGGCCATCATCGCACTAGCTGAATATGACTTGTTACCATAGTCATATAAAGCATTAATGAAACCTTGTCCAGCATAATCACCAACTCGATAGAATACCTTGGACGGTGAATGCTCTCCAAGTTCTCGTTCTGCCGCTCGTACTGCTGCTCTAGCCATGGCTGCAGCTTCTGCTTCAGCTCGCCATGTATTATCACTAATACCAGCCATAAATCCTTCAACAAGATATTTACCAGCATCATAGAAATCGCTTCTGACAGTCTCAATTTTGGTAGCACAAGACTCAGCAAGTTCCTTGAAAGACTCCTGAGTATCAGATTTCTCGGATTCCACACCTTTGACAATCTGCTGAATCAACTTAACGCCTGCATCCTTAACGTCGGTCTTAGCAGAATTGCTGGTAAACGCCTCGACAAACTTATCGACACCATCCTTACCAATCTTCTTCAAAGACTTTGTGAAGTTAGCTGCGATGTTTGCGTCGGATCCAGAGATGTCGTCAATCATTTTCAATATCTTTTCGACATTCTTGATCGCGGTTGAAAGACTGTCTGAAGACGGCATTCCGCTTACGAATGATGCCATGTCTTTTGCTAAGGTTACTATCTTATCGCCAAAACCTTCGAGGTTCTTCTTGGCCCCTTTTAGATCAGCGTCTGCCAGATCAGCCAATGCCTTAATAGCTTTTACAGCGCTAGACACAGTTGTGATCTGAGCATCACCAAAGGTGCCGAGATTTGTAACGAAGCTGTTCAGATTAGAACCAAGTGTCGGGAACTGGGTACTGAATGTGGCAATGCTGTTATCGCCAAACAGTGCTTTTGCCCATCCCGCTTGACCGTCTATACCGGTTGCGGCTGATGCCATCTCCTTGATAGCTTTAGCCGCGCAAGCAACGGATGCTACTTGTGCCTCCGTGAATGTACCAAGATTAGAAGCAAATTCGTTTAAGTGCGTGCCTAAACTGGGGAGTTTAGATCCAAATGTGGCGATGCTATTATCACCGAAGATGGCTGCTGCCCAACCGCCTTCGTTAGGTATCTGATCAGCGGCAACGGCCATCTCTTTGATAGCTTTGGCTGCACTAACAATAGCTTCCACTTGAGCATTTCCAAATGACCCAAGATTTGAAGCAAATTGATTAAGATGTATGCCAAGAGACGGAAGCTTGGAGCCGAATGTAGCGATGCTATTCTCACCCGCAAATATAGCCGCCCAACCACCCTCATTTGGGATTTGGTCTGCCGCTATCGCCATTTCTTTAATAGCATTTGCTGCACTGGAAATAGCGTTAATCTGATCTCCACCAAATGTGCCAAGATTATCAGCGAATTGACTAAGGTGTAACCCCAACTGAGGCAATTGCTGACCAAATGCAGCAATACTATTTTCGCCTGCGAATTCGGCTGCCCAACCACCTTCATTAGGTATCTGATCAGCAGCTATAGCCATCTCTTTTATTGCATTTGCTGCGCTGGAGATAGATTTAATCTGATCATCGCCAAACGTACCAAGATTAGACGCAAACTGGTTTAGATATGTTCCCAACTTAGGAAGCTGTTCACCAAATGTATCAATTGACGAGCTGCCCGTAAGCCAAGATCCGATGGCTTCAAGTATATTTGCTTTAGAAAGTGTTAGAATAGCCTCAGTTAATGTCTTAACGCCGCCGATTACGTCGTCATCAATATTCTTTGCTCCATCAATAAACGGCTGTAAATTGGTTATAAAATCAGACAGATCTTGAGCAATAACGGGTAATGCACCAGTAAGAGCCCCTCCGATAAACCCACCAACGATGTTACCAAAGAATGCGCCGATGGCAGTACCGATCTTCTCTATCAGCGGAATACCAGTATTGAGGAATTCTTCAAGTTTCGGGAATTCGGTAACCAAAGCACCGATTCCTACGATCAAGCCACCTATACCAGCTATCAAAGTAGCAAGGGCTGCAATTCCAATAAACGCCGCCGGCCCAAGTGCGCCAACCACACCAAGAATAACAAGTGCCACAGACATACCATTTAACAAAATAGTTAATGCTGTCGCTGTTTCGATGGACGGATTGACATCAAACTTAGCCATTAATCCTAAGATTACAGCTAGCTCGCCAACGACTAATCCCATTAATGCTAATACACCAACACCTGCTAAAGCATTCGGACCAGCAAAGTTAAGTATTACTAAAGCAGCGGCCATAGCATTTAACAGGATAGAGAGAGACAAAGCAGTCGTAATAGACGCCTCTAAGTTCAAAGCATCCATTACACCGAGCACCACCGCTAATTCGCCAACAACTAATCCCATTAGCGCCATAGCACCAACACCAGATTTAGCATTGGGTCCGACAAAGTTGAGTATTACTAAAGCCGCAGACATAGCAGTCAGCAAGAGAGAAAGTGATCCGGCTGTTTCAATCGCAGGCTCGACATCTAACGCCTTCATTACACCGAGAATTACGGCTAATTCACCGACGATCAACCCCATGAGAGCCAAATTACTCATTGCCTTTTTACCGACGGTCTTGGTGTTACCAAGGATGAACATAGCTGCAGCCATAGCAGTCAATAAAAGAGCTAACGACCCAGCGGTTTCAATTGCGGGCTCAACGTCCAATGCAGCCATAACGCCAAGAATAACAGCAAGTAAGGCTACTACCCCAACTAATGGGGCGAGCTTCCCAACTAGTTTGTCCGTGCCCTTCAGTAAACTGGCCGCAGCTGTCATTAGCGCAAATGCAATCATAACTGCGGTCAACGCGAGCGCAGAGGTCAATAGCGCTTCAGTATCAACAAATGAAAGTGCAACCAATGATGCTGCTAAGACAGCAACCGCAGCTGCTAATGCAACTATTGAGCCAACACTTGCTGTCGCACCTTTTGCTGATTTAACCATCAGAGCCACAAGAGCAGACAGTATACCAACCGCAATGAGCCCTTTAGCGAGGCTCTTTATATCTACCATGCCAAGCAATACTGCAATACCTGCAAGTATGCCTATTGCGACTGCCATCGCCAGGAGCATTCCGGCTAATTTGGCATTTTTGCCAGCAAATGCGGCCGCTACACCAACGAGAGCTGAAACAATCAATCCGAGAACTACAACTCCGATGACACCTTTTTTCAATTCGTCCCATTCCATACCGGCTATCAACTTTATTACGATAGCCAATACTAACATGGCAGTGGCCATAGCCAACAACATAGTGCCAAGTTTTGGTGCTGCTTTTCCACCAAGTTTCGTTATAAGAACCAAAGCAAGAATGAATGCGGTAAAAGCGATTAGCCCAACGAGACCTTTGCTCATTTCGTCCCATTCCATACCGGCTATAAGTTTGATGACCACGACCATGATCAACAATGCTGCCGATATCAAAAGGAACATCTGTCCTGCTTTGACTGCATTCTTTCCGGCTAGCGTCGAAACCGCTACCAAAGCAGCAAAGAATGCTCCAAGTAATCCAATAACAATTAAACCTTTGGTTAGATCTCGAGTACTCATGTTGGCGATCAGTTTGATAACTCCAATGAGTATCAAAAGTGCTATCGAAATCTTGAGCAAAGATTTACCAAGCCCACCTACATTCTGAGCCGCTTTACCTTTAACTAACAGACCATACGCAGCGAGTAAAACACCGAGTTCAACAATCAGGCCAGTAAGACCGATGAATCCACGTTTTGCTTCTTCTGGATCAATCGATCCGATCCGTTTAACTACAGTTGCGAGGATGAGTAACGACGCCGAAATACCAATTAACCCAAGAGTTATAGCACTGAATTTAATAGTACCTGCGCCAAATTTATTGGATAGCACTGCCAGAGCAGAAACCACGGTCACAAGTACCGTCAAAATTCCGACAATAGCACCAAGAATCTTAACGGAATCCCACAATTTATCTTTATCAAAGAATGTCAAAAGGATTACAGCACCAACGAGTAATGAAATCGCCAACACTAAATTCTTGATAGCGTTGAGTCGTACACTAAAGGCGAGGCCCTTCATATATTTCCCGAAACCGCCTAATGCCTCTCCAAGACCAGAAAGAACATCACCGATTCCTTCTATTGGGCTTGCGAGCTTTTCGAGTGCTTTTGCAATCTTTGCAATGGCAAATATCATGCCACCGCTAAGAGCTGCAGCGAGTATTGTCCCCCAGTTGATGCTCTTAATAAATTCAAAACCTTTGGTAACAATCCCTTTAAGAGTTTCCCAGACAATAGAAGCTCCATTTTGAATTCCTATGACTAAACCAGAGACAATGTTCTGACCAACCTCGATGAACTCAGTAGACGGAGAGTGAATACCCAAGAAGTCTTTAATCTTCTCAAGAATTGCTTTACCAAGTGCTATAGCGGCTTGACCAACAAGTTTTACACCGTTAATAAGACCTGTTACAAGACCCTCGACGATGTATTTAGGAATGTTGTCAGCATCTTTTATACCAGAGAACCATTCCTTTATCGCTGCGCCTGCTTCGGTTAGATAAGGAACAACCGCTTTGATTACTCCGGTGAAGTCGAGCGCACTTGTCAACCATTCATCAAACTTGACAATAGCATCACCAATCGACGCTGTAACATCAAGAATGTTTAAATTAAAAGCCCCAAGGACTTGCTTGAGGATCTTAAACGCCGTGTTCAGAACGCCGCCAACAACCGTCGAGATGATATGAAGAATAGAGAATAGACCCTTAAAAGTTCGTTTGACCTTATCGGCTGTCTCTTCGCTCACTTTCAGCTTCTGCGAGAACTCGTTCATCGCACTGATTATGTTGTAAAGCTGTATAACAGTCGGAGGTGGGAAGACATCGAGCCAAGCATCTTTGATAGCTTTTAAGACTGTCACAAGACCCATGCCAGCGTTCTTAAACGACTCTAAGAGAAGCGTACGACCGTCTTTCTTACCCATCTCTTCGACGAGTTCTTGTATCGACTTACCGGTCTTCTTGGACTGTTTCTCGAGATCTCGATACATTCGTATCTCTTCTTTGGTTAGACCGGCATTCTTAAGTTGCTCATCAGAAAGTTCTTCGATGTTTTTGGTTGTCTCTTTGACACTAACGCCAAATTTCTTCTCGGACTCAGCCACATCGTCGACCGTGAGTTTGTAGTCTAAGCCTTTATTAACAAGATCCTGAATTACCTTATGGTTGTATCCAGCTTCGTCAAGCAGTTCAAATCTAACCGGAGCATTCTGGTAATCACCATGCCAAACTTGGTTGACTACCTTCTGGTATTCATCCAAGCTCATGGCAAGCTTGTTTACCTTGTCTACGGTTTTACCTATAGTAGAGTTATTAATCTTATCAAGGAAATCCGAGAATGGATTACCCATTGCTCCACCGATAAGTTTGTTTCTAAAATCGGAAGATTTCTCGATAATACCACTAAAGAAACTATATAAACCGCTGAATAACTTTTTAGCTTGGTCAAAGTCACCTATGATAAGCTCCCACGTCTGAGTCCATCCAGACTGAGCTGTTTCCTTCAACGTATCCCATAACTGAGACAACGTCTTAACTTCGGTTGCAGCATTAGTAGCCGTGTCTGCCATAGACAATGTGTCGGTTATATATTTAGCCGTTTCTTGGTTACCGTTGGCTAGAGACAAAGCTAATTTATTAAATTCATCGGTATTGTATCCGGTAGTATCGCCCAGCTCTTGAAGTTCTTTTATGCTGTCACCGCTAATATTGTACAGTTCAGCCAAATATTCTACGGCACCAGTCTTAGTAAATTTACTTAATGTCGCCGAAAGAACATCAGAAGTTAGCCAGTCGCCGTAATCTTTTGGGTTTAAAAGATTTCTGAATGTTTCACCAGCCTCAATAGCGTCGAACGCAACTGAATTACCAAAATCCTTTGCTGTTCTAGCTAATGCATCCTGAAATATTTTACCGCCCATACCGGCATTAACCACAGAGTTCCAGTCTTGAAGATTCACTTTGCCAGCGGCTAATGCCTGGGATAACTGGTACATTGCTCTACTTGCCTGTTCTGATGTCGAACCAGAAACTGCTGCCAAGTTAGCGATACCCTGAATACCTTTTACCGAAGTATCAAGGTCCAAACCTGCTGCTGTAAATGTACCAATATTCTTGGTCATTTCAGTGAAGTTATAAATTGTTAAGTCAGCATATTTGTTAAGCTCATCTAACGCTTTATTAACATCTTCAAGTGTTGTGCCTTGATGGGAAGTATTGGCAAGAATCGTCTGAGTAGCATTAATCTGAGTCTCGTATTCTTGTAAACCTGTCTTAACTGGATCTATGGTCAGAGCTGAGACAATTCTCTTACCAGCGTTTATTGCCGAATTAGTGATGTTAGCGAGGGCGGTCACTCCCATGACTTCCAAAGCCGAAAACTTAGAACGAACTGCTTCAACACCATTGCCAAGACTAGACATGTCAACTTTTCTAGCCGAGGCATTTAAGTTATCTAAACCTTTTGCCGCTCCACTCAGGTTGAGTTTCTGCTTCAATTTATCGAGGGTACTCATACTTGTATGAACGTTCTTCTCGAAATGCTGGTTATCAAACCGCATTGATACTACTCGTTCATCGACTTGTTTGCTCATAGTTCAGCAACCTCCCTCCATGCATCTTTTGCAATTTGGTCAAAGACCGGCTGGATAGCAGGATTGATGTAATCTCGGCCTTCTACCCAGCCACCGTTGCGAGTGCCGTGACCGTACTGCAAGATAATTGCAATCGGCACTCCGTTGTTAATGTTCGAGTTGCAGAAATTCAAAGCTACAACTCCATTTTGACGCTTGATCTCGTAGTACCAAGACGAAGCAGTCAAGCCAGTATCAACTGGTGTCGCAGACGCAAGGGCTGCCACACCTTTTCGACCGTACTTATCAAGATCTCCTAGACGAGCAGTCTTCTTAGCCTTCTCCAGATAAATTGTTAATTTATCGAAGTTCCCCTTGTGTCTGAACGTGATCATAATCAACCACCCTTTACTTTCTTAGCAAAGTCGAGTGAGATCCACCCCGCTCCGCTCTTGAGTTTACCCCAGCCAGCTTTGGAGCCGGATCCTTTCGATTCTTTTACAATAGTGAAGATACCTTTACCAGTGCACTGTCCGGTCTTTGCATGATTCGTGCCTGGACCTTTACGAATGTTCAGATCGTCGATGGTTACCTCAACGAGATAAGGAACCTTCTTATTTGGTTTTTCGGCAACCGGCTTTGTAACAACACCAAGACGAGCGTTAACTTCAGCAGCAATCTTACCGTGGCGTTCATAGAGATAATCACCCGGACAAGCTTTATTAGCAAACCATCTGTGAACTGTCATGTTCTGTTTGTCGACTTGACCGATGAGTGACTTGTCACCTTGCCACTTTAGTTCTTTGATCCCGTTTCGCTGACAGATGTCAACTAACAGATCAATCAGACTGTTGTATGCCTTCTTAGTGACTGCATATGGATGAGTCGTATCAGATGCCACCTCGATGGTGATGGCTCGGTTATCATTCTTGCCATCGCTCGAACACCACGAACGGTCTTTCTCCTCGACATACATACCGATCTTGCCATCACTTCCGATTCCGTAATTGGAAGAAGCTCTTCGAGAAGTCGGAGCGAAGATTTCGCCAAGGGTCTCTACGGAGCACTGTCCTACCACACAATGAATTGTGATGGTATCGATCTTGTGATTCCGGGGGCTTGTCTTATTAGGGCTGATCTTTGTATAGCTGACTAATGGACTATTACTCATTGTCGTCATCCTTTCTATCCATTTTGAATTGCTTGATAGCTTGGATAACCTTGTCGTATCCGACCATGGAGCATAACCAGCTTGCAAACACCATCATGACAATGCATACGATGGTCTGAGCAGTAAATCCAACTCCAGTCAGAACTACATAACCGACACCAATTGCGGCAGACATAACTGTAGCAATCACACCAGCAAGAGTGTTGGAGTAATATGTGATTCCACGCTCAGAAAGAATCTTCTTAATAGCTTCTGTTACAAGACTAGTAAGGGTCGATATGATAAGTAAGCCAAGCATGAATGTTTCAACATTAACCATGAGACTCGTCCTCCTCTCTTTCAGATTCAGTTGTCATTTCTTGTTCGGGTTCTATTTCTTCATCTTCGCCTTCTGGATTCACAGCAGGAAAGTCTTTCTCGACAGTTCTACCTTGATAGTTGCGAATGGCATGTTGTACTGAGTTCTTTATCATCCAAATTGCGCCCCCGCATGACAGCGGGATGGCAACATTTGTACCGATGGAAACCCACATCGAAGTGTCAAAGCAACTCTCTCCAGTCTGAATACTTACTATTACAGAGCTTATAGTCACGATAGTCGCTATGATAGATTCATAGACATTGTCTGCGATCCACATAACGACCATTGCGACGATGAACAGGTCAGAAAAATAGTTGATTGGTGACTTATCGAGTTTAGCCAACCATTTACATTTCTTCTTTATTGGGGTCACCCCCTTGAACCGGATTGTCTTCTTCGAGCAGCATTTAGTGCTGCATTGCTCCTCATGATCTCAGACTTACTTCTCTTCTTCGGAGGTGTATTCTTGTAATTGCAAACCTCGATCAGCTTAAGCAATCTGTTTAGATGCCATTTCTGGCATTCAAGTGGAATAGTCAACGAGATCATCCAGTAGTAGATAAGTTCTGAAGTAACAACTTCATGGTTATTCTTACCTTCTGGTCCTTTCGGGACTATCGTTGCACTCATGGGGTCATCTATATATGCTTTAATCTGCTTAACATTGTCTGCAGTTAAATGATCATATACAGATTGGTCGACATTCGGAGTAAGTGTCATGCATTTGACGTAGTCGAATACTTCTTCTTCGGTCTTGTCGTTCTTCGACAGAAATGCTTTATGCCACTTAGATTCCCATTTTGAAATAGAGATGAGAGAATGCTCCAATTGCAGAATCTTTTCCTGTGGCTCTACAAATTCTTGCTTCACCTCATCCCATCCTTCGGGACTTATGGGTACTGTAATTTGAAGCACTCCTCATACCTCCATTTGTCAGATGTGTTATCCGCGAACCGGAAGCTGAACCTGGTCAGCAGGAATTTCTACAGGTGTGATACCGTTTACAAACTTAGCAGCAGCATCAGCGTCTGTTGCAAGTTCCATAAACAGATTGGAATAGGCTTCAGTCTGAGCAAATGCTTCAGAGAGTTCGGGAGACTTGATGAATCTCTTACCATCCGGGCTCTTCTCACCATATGCTTTCAGGATGAGGTCCTTAAAGATCTTGATAATGGCCGGGGAATCCTGAGTCTCGATGATCTTGTTAATCATCTGAGCAAGACCGCCGCTAGTGCTCATTTCCATTTCCATTACCTCTGCCTTGGAGAGGTTGAAGTAGAAATCTTCTTTTCTTTCAGTACCGTTGTAGTCGGTGTAAGTGATAGTTTTCTTAAGCATGATGTAATCTCCTTTCGAAATTAAAAAGAAGAGAGCCGCCAGCTTTACCTGTTACGGCTCTCGATTTAGGTTTTATTTTGACGATTAGGACTTAGTCATAAGGGTCTTAAGCTCATCCGGCAGAGGCAGACGAGGCGCAACACCATCCTCGCCATTGGGCTGAGTCGGATCCTTACCATAGAGGATAACTTCAAGAGCCGCAAGCTTAGTCGGGTCAGCCTTAGTAGAGTCGATTACGACAGAAGCAGTAGGCTTAGCTCCGGAGACGTTAACCGGAGTCGTGGTAACTTCCCAAGAGAAAGTAATTGCTTCCGGGCTATCGTTGATAGTAGCGTAAGCCTTCTCAGACGGAGAAGCCATTGCACCATAGATGATATGAAGCTTGTAGCCGTGCGCTTCACCGTCGGTATCGTTACCAATAACAGTACGGTAGCACAGACCAAATGCTTTACGAGTCTGCTGACCGATCATGACACCGTCGACAAGCTCCTTGGAACCGTCGCATTCTGCAAATTCATCCGGATAGGTATATGCTTCGATAGTTGCACCGAATTCCTCTGCAGAATACAGGTTAAGATACTTCATATCATCTGCATAAAGTGCCGTAGCTTCTGCACCAGACGGGCTTTCCGTAACTGCGGTAAGACCGTTCCATGCGACGCCATTGTTGTATACGCCATTGGTCTGAAGATAAAGAACACCGTTCTTTACACCAGTTTCGTATAACCGTTCACCGGTCTTGTCCCATACGATTTTAGACATAGATTTGTCCTCCTTTTAGTAGTATAGTTCGAAAACGTAATGATTGAGATTGTCAGACTTGTAGTGGCGGGTAAAACGACACATCTCCAAATAAGCTAATTCGCCAATTATCGATGAGTCTGGATCTTCTGTAATCAACGTTACAGAATACCGCCTTCTCAAGTTGTAGACAGAATCATTAGCATGCCTGCTCTCGAGATCATCGAGGGCATAAACGATTGCCGGGTATTTTAATTTAACCGATTCGGGAGGCTGAAAGTACACATTACGACTTTTGAGAATTGTCTCTAATAAAGTCTGCAGATTCAATCTGTTATCCATTGTTGTACACGCCTCCCAAAATCAGTATTAGTCTAGGGTACTGAACTTCTACGTTTGACACCTTCCATTTAGTGCCCATAAACTCGGCGTATCGTATTGAGTGAAAATTGCTCATGGCGTATGGATCAGCTACAATACTCAACTCATTGTTGATGCTGATATCGTCATTGACTTTATCAGCGGATTGAAGCCTACGGGTATTTCGGATTAGATCACCATAGCATTTACGCTCGGTGATCTCCTCTTTCCATACGCCCGGCGATGTTTCAACAGTGTTGGCATAGCCTACTTTTCCACAATACCGCGCCATTTTGAATTTTCACCTCAATTTCAATTAGTCAGCTACAGCTACAAGAGTTGCAGTTGCTGCAGTGCCAGCAGAAGAGCCAGCCTTGGCATAGGTGAGGGTACCAATATTAGTCGCCACCGTGAACGATACGGGAACGAAATAGTCCGAGCCGATCTGAACGATGGCACGCTTCAGGAACGCATCCTTAAGAGCGCTGGTTTTGTACTGGGTAGTGCCAGCAGCATCAACGTATGCTTTTCCATCGCTTCCCTTACCATAGACAATAATCGCAGCTACGTTCTTGTCTTTTGCCTGGTCAAAGATTCTTTCCATAGTATTTTACCTCCTATGTATTTGAGTGTTGATTACGATGCAGCTTCGTCCAGCTCGAGAACGATTGCAGAGTAAGGCTTGATCAGAGCGCCAGAGCAACGGGTCTCGATCAGATACTTCTGCTGGTTGTAATCGATGTCGAAGTCATCAAACATGTTGATGGCACCGCCCTTATCTGCGCCGACATTGTAGTCCTTAAGGTTGACGATGACGCCGATCAGATCCTTGCCATTCGGACCCTTGACGCCTTCCATAACCGGAACGGTCACGATCTTGCTTACGCGCATAGCTGCCGCAACATCGGATTCGTTCTTGTACAGACGATGACCCTGAGTATCCTCGAGCAGAAGTGCATTGGTGAGGAAGTCCTCAGTGGTGTAGAGCGTAGGCGTGCCAGAACCCTTATAGTTCTTACGAGCCTTAACTGCCGCCTTGATGGTGGCTTTAGTCTTATCGTCGTCAGTAGCGCCGTGAGCGACATTGACAACCGTACGAACCGTGTACAGTTCGGAATCCTTGATAACCGGACGGATGTTGTCCTCATTGATCTTGTCATCGCTGGAGGCAAGACGGCCGTCACCGATAAGAATTGCACGAGCGATTTCCTCGTCGAGCATCATACGCATTTCGGTCTTCAGCCATGCGATGACATCGAAATCGGTGATATCGACAACATCGTCACGATCGAGCTTCTGCTTCTTGTAGATCGTAGTCGGAGTGGTCGTTCTCTTGAGCAAAGAGAATACCTCTTCCTTCTTCAGGTTACCCTTGATGTAACCCTTAGCTCTGGCATCATCTTCGGTGATGTCTGCAAACATGGACTTAATTCGAGAGAACGGGGTATGATGAACTGCGCCCATAACCTCGTTTACCCAACCAGTATCACGCTTAATGAATTCCGGCGGGTTATTGAGAGTCTTCGCTTCCGGGAACAGATAATCGATGTTCTCGATACCGTATTCCTGAGCGTGTGCGAGGAAACTCTCCTTGAGAGATCCATAACGCTTAGCATCTGCGATGATAGTATTCATAGCATCATGGCTAAGAACGTTTTCGTTGGTCTCGGTGGTCTGATCAAATACGTTGTGCTTCATGCTTTCGTCTCCTTCATCATTTTTATTTTTGGCACCTTCTTCGAGCGCCTGGTCGATCATTGCATATACAACAGTCTTCTGCTTCTCACTGAAAGTATTAAAGACATCAGCAATGGTTTCTTCTTTCTCGGATGTGGTTTCCTCGGTGGATGTATTTTCGGTACTCTCGTCAGCGTGAGAAACGACTTCCTCTTCTTCGGTTGCTGCTTCTTCAGAGTGGATTAGCGTGATGTCTTCTCCAGTGTAGATAACAGCCTCTTCATCAGATTCATCGCCATGCTTGACAATAGACTCAATATATGCACCAGGATTTGCTCCGGCAAGAACAAGGCTAACTTCTCGGATAGAACCGTGAATTACATTGTCGCCCTGCTGCTGAAGCTGGTTAGCATAGATAGACATCTGAGTGATGTCACCATGCTCAACATAGATTCTGGCAGTCTTGCCGAGATCCGTGTCGTTAAGCTTGCAGTAAGCATACACACCTTCTTCTCGATTCTCGAGACGGGCATGTCCAACGATTCTATACGGGTCGGTGTGATCATGATTCCACACCAGCGGAACGGTTTCTCCGTCGTTATGCTTGAAAGCATCTTTACGGATGATTCGTCCGTCAGAGCATCTTAGATTGTTCTTCGACGCCCAACCGCAAAAGTCAAACTTTTCCTCCATTTTGAATTTGTCCTCCTTTATCCTGAGTTTCTTCAGTAGGTTCTGAAGTTTCAACTTGTTTCTCTTCCTCCTCAGGATGCGAAATGTTACTATTCCATAACTTATCGGCCTTCGGATCATCAGACGGTTTCATGCCAATAATCTGGCGGAATTCGTTAGAGGTCATGATCTCGTTTCTGGTAAACTTATCTGCTATTTCAGCAATATTGTTAACAGGAACAAGCTTAAATGGATCTCTAAAGAACATAATCGACTGACCTTGAGATCTAGCTGTTTTACTAAGAAACTTTCGTTTCATTTCGTCGGTGATCGCCGATACAATCGGTTCGATCGTGCGACTATAATAGTTGAGCATTGACTGCTCATCGGCTGTACCATCTAAGATTGCCTGAGTGATACCTAACTGGCTATATAGCATGTTAGTTAAATACTCAACTTGCTTCATGAGATTGTTCTCAACCGAACGATTCAACTGAGTGATGTGCTCAGTGCCATCGGTGTAAGCAATGCCGTATTTCGAACTGGCTAGCTGCATCTCAATCGATTTACGTCTATCTTCAGCTTGCTTCTGTCTTGCTTCTGTCTTGATGACATACGGAAGCTGAATAATCAAATCTAGCTTTCCGGATGCCGTTTGCTCATCAGTGACATCCATCAAGTTCAGCTTGCGAATCAGACGTTGCATCGTAGAGTTCGGCTCATTGATTACTGCATAAAGCGGATTCTCAACAATAGCTACGGCACTCTTTGGCAAGACAATTTCTTCTCGTCTGCCAGTAAGGTCGTTGTATGCTTGTATTTTAACTTTGTCTGGCCGCCACTCAATGATCTTGCCAGTACGCATCGAAAAGATTTTGTACGAGCTAGAATCTTCGGGATCGACGTCAGTAACAACAGGAATCAAAGCGACGCATCCTTCATCAAGCATAGACATTACTGCATCCTGGATAAAGGCACGACCGGTTTGATCAATGTTGGCATCAAGAGATAAGCAACAGTTAAGGTCAGATTCGATTACAGACGTAAAACGACCATTATCGTCCAAGCGAACATGCTGGATGTTAATGTTCGAAACATCTAGTGCAATTCGATTGTAAACTGATGTAACAATTGACCTTTCATTTCCTCTCGTGAATCTTGGACGGTCTGGGCGATAATAACTCGCCTCTCCTATATTTTGAAAGTTATACGTCGGGTCTCGATTCCTAAATGCATTCCAGCCTCGCTGGACTCGTTCCATTAAACCCATCTTTGGACCTCCCTTATTCGAAAGCTTCTCGATTGATTTTATAAGCGACGAACGCATCCATCATGGCTGCGACCGCATCAATCTTCTGATCATACCGTTTCTTTAAAAGCTTACGGTTACCGTTAGTGTCTTCGAGGGTTATACAGTTGCCCATAGCAAAGGACATAAGTTCCTCATCGAAGATGAGCATCCGCTCAGAAGCAAGTTTCTTCAACTCGCCAAGCGGAACTGACTCTGTCTTAGAACCCTGAATAACCTTCTCTATACCAAATGGACCGTTTTCGGTTTCCCATCTAGCGACAAACTCTTTTGCGTTATACGGGTCAAACCCAAAGGATCGAACATCGTAGCCGCACTCAGATATGTATGTATCCAAATCATCATAGACCTGCATCATATCGAGCACCGTACCTTCAAGGACTATCAGACTACCTTCTTTCATGAACTGGTCGTACTTGAACCGCATTGCTGATGGTAATCTCATTAAAGTTAATGAAGATATGTAGTTACGAGTCTTGACTCCAAATGATCCATTTCCCAACGGGAATAAGAATGTGAATGCACAGAAGTCATCGCCCTGAGAAAGGTCTGCACCAAGTGAGCATGGCATGCCCCAGAAGTCTCGCTTACGGTGAGTAAGTGTTTCATCATATGTGAAGTAATACGTATAGCCTTCCATTGGAATGCCGAATCGTTTAGCCAAAATATCATTTCTCGTAGCGGGGGCTTTCTCAGCTCTCTCTACGTCTAACTGATAAGTTTCATAGCTTACTGTAATTCCAAGGTTGGGGTTGGCCTTTCTCCACATCTCTGGTCTGGCCACTTCATCAAGGGAATCGAGCTTATACCACCAAATGGACGTATGGGGATTGACATATTCGCCTTTCAGCATCTCCATTAATTCCATTTTGATTGTATCGCCGCTTCCGTTACGTACAGTACCTTCCGAGCTGATCGCTACGATAAGGTAATCGTTATTCAATGTCGAACTCTGTTCCTTAGCAGCACTTTGCTCTAGGGCACCGATGACGTCTTCTCGTACATCACCAGAAAGCCATTCGTCAACTGTGGCAATCTTTACGCGGAGACCCTGAAGCTTATCGATTGTCATGGGTCTTACCTCAAGTAGCGAGCCAGTGAGAAAGTTCTCAATGCCCTTCTTGGTTGAGGCGAGCTTGACACGCTTCGCTTTTGAACCAGTGGTGTTCTGAATAGACCCTTCAGTAAGAAACTTGAACAGCGGCCCTCTCGATCTTGTTATGGCGGTTCGGAATGGCGACATCACCTCGTCTGCCTGCGGCATAGTCGGGGCGGTGGTTACTTGGTGAGTGGTCGAGGTGTCAACATTCAAGAAGTAACTCTGAAGACAGGACGCATACATAGACTTGGCCGCGCCTCTGGCTACGATTAGGTACTGTTTATTAATAAGGCGCTTCTTAATTCGCTTATTAACATACCTACCGCCATGGCCATCTGGAGACGGCTCGTAAATACTACGTTCTACATAGTAATACCAGCCGAATATTTGCTCTGCCCATAACTTGAACGAATCGAGTAGCTGCAAGTCACTTCCGTCGGTCAGTGTAAGCTCATTCTCGCAATACCGAACGAAACCATCCACGGCTTGATCGTCGTAATAGATTCCGGGGTTAGCTATCAATGAGTCTATGCGGTTCATCTCCATGGAGATAGTCTCGCAAACTGGTATTTCCCCTCGAAGCACAGCCTCTCGAAACATTCCGTAATACTTAGGTGTCGCTGTGTTCGACAATGACATCTATATCACCTACTTTTTGCCGGTCGCTGCTTTAGTTGTTAACTTAGATAACAGTTCGTCTCCCTTTGCATTTAGGAAGCTTGTAGCGAATTTCTTCGAAGCGTCGGTTGCTGCTGGAACAATGACCTTATTAAGCATGTAGTCAACTACTTTCTTACCGTTTGATACTTGCTTCGGCGTAAGCTCTTGAATGTGTTTGGTTAGGCTAAGATAGTCGTTTTCCATCCTTCGCCGTTCAACCATCTTTCTAAGCTCATCGTCAGGAACATCGTGAATTGTTCGCTTTTTAGGTGCCGAGTCGCCACTACTGGATTTCTTGCCAGTGAGGGCTTCTCGTTCTGCATCCAACTTGGCTACTCGTTTCCTTCCAGCGGCGGTCAGCGAACCATCTTTATTCTGGTATCGCCTGACGCCCCACTTCATCCCAAGGATTCCGTGATGCTGTAGATAGTTATTATCCATTTTGATTTCCTCCTTGCTAAGTTTCTGATTCGGCCGCCACGTTCAGTCGCCACTCGAATTCGTCGGTCAAACGCTTCATCGAGTCGATCATGGCGGTGCTTGTAGGAGGATCAAAGATGAGTCGAACTTTCATGTACATGTAGGTCTTGATGCTCTCGATCAAGACATTGCCCGATACGAAATCAGACCACACAGCATCTTCGCCTTCAATAGCGAATCCTTCAGGAGGACCGACACCGAGTTGTCTAAGCACCATAAACACTGAGTTGATATGCATGATAATGTCTGGGTCAAAAGACGTGTCATCTTCTGCAATCCCAAGTAATTTCTTGATTGATGTTAGAATGCTTTCCATAACTACCTCCTTTCAGTTTCTTCGCCATGGGCATGTGTCGTTCTTAGTTCGTTCAACCGGACCAGTCATCAGTAGACTCTCATCACCATAATGTATTGCGTTGTGAGTGCTATGTATTGTAGTTATGAGATACTCAGGATCCATGAGGAACTTACTCTCATTCTCGATGTCTTGAACAGTAATTGGATTCATGTGGTGTATTGTGACACGTCCATAAATCTCATGTCCTTCGACGCCGAGATCGCATCCTTTGTCTCTAAAGATGACTTCGTCCCGAACACGCTTCCACATCTTAGAGTTATAGAAGACCTGATTCAGGTATCGATCGAAACCAAATGTCGATTCACCTACAGATCCTCCAAGTTTTAAGTATTGAAACCTTTCTTCAAACGTAGAAAGCTTGGACAGTTCGGAGTATGTCCTAATCATCGGCATCACCGTTTCCACTATACATACGCATAGCATTCAGAGCATCAGCGTACAGACCCTTGAGTTCCTTGGTTGACTCGAGTGCCTCGGTTTTGGCTGCGATAAGCTTCTTCTCTTCCAGTAGAATCTCTTTTTCAATCTTGGCTTTAGTTGAAGCCAGCTTTAAAAAGTGTGTCGTCTCCTGAGAAGATGCTGTACCGTCAATCAATCGCTGTTCTACCAAGTCAATAGCCAAAGAGATTAGCTGATTCTCTCTAGCTTCTGGTGTTAACGCAGGTCGTCGTGGCTTTGGCGAACTTGGAGGTGTTGAACTTTTAACTTTTGCCATCTACAACAGTCCTCTCATATGTGTATTTGTGCGTTTTGTGGCCTTTATAGTATGTTTGAATAGCATTTAGACGGGCTTCGTATGGGCTCAATGGGCATAAATCTGAAAGGAGAGAAAAGATGAACGACGAGTTGTTCGTAACCCACTGAAGAGGATGAGCCTGAAGCCCGTGTAAATGCCATCCAAATATAAATGACGGGCCAAAATGCTTTTTCGAAAATATCCGCCGGGGAATTTTCAAGG